GGTGTAATCTCTCCCTCTCTCCCTCTGAGATCATCGTCTCCATTTTCTCGGAGACGGTTCTCCTTTTCGGTTCGAGCTTTGTCTTCTGCATCCTTCATGTCGTTCTCGGTCGGTCGGCTTTCATGTTCGTCTTCTTTGAGTTTTTCGTCTGTATTGTCTCGCAACTCACCGGGAAGAAGCTGTCCTAATTGCAAAAGAAGTCCCAAGAGTAAATCGTCCGGTGGTCCACTATAGTTGAGCGGTGGAAGACCCGATGCACCCCCTGGACCCTGAGCTATACCAGCTGGTGCTGGACCCCCTCCTTGACCGAATCCTTTGTTTATGAACAAGTACGCAAACAGTAAGAGAATTGCTAAGATGGATAGTTGTGATATATCCATTTTCCGCTACAAATAAGATACATTTTTTTTCTCTGGATTTTTTAATGATAACAGACGCGATACTTTCCGTCTGTTTCATATACCTGGTGATCGTGATCATATATTCTATAGTTCTGTTCGTCAACCAAAACGTTACTCGCCCGACAGGATTTTATTGGCCGACGTTCATCAACAAATGGCTCGGTCGCGGTCCACAGACGTTCTCCATGGCGTCAGGGAACGTTGCGATACGATCAGATTTACAATACACATTGACGAACGTTCAAGTGAACGATTGCATGTCGAATTGTAACATTTCAAACGTGTGTATCGGCTTTACCATGTACCCTCAATCGAACACGTGTAATACATTTACGTTGATTTCGGCATTGTATCCGATAGGTACGTCCAATGTATACATCATGGATGGAGCAGCACCTGGACTTGAAACATACACACAGTACCTGAATCAGAATGTTCTATCGACGACAACGTTCGCACAATATACGGCGCGCTCGACAAACTTGACGGATACATTATATGATATCATCGATTGCGCCTCGAATTGTGCTTCACATACAACATGTAATGCATTTACGATGAGTGGTTTTTCGTGTATTCAACAATCCGGACCTCCGACACTTGGACCAGCTCCAGGACAAAGTACATATGTACTCGGTCCGTCACAACTGACAAGTATCGGAGCGCCGTATGCGACACAGTGGCTTCCTTAATTTTTTCTTTACAAAAGGTAATGAGTGTCGTTGATATTATCGTCAAAGCTGGGTCTTTGATTTTGACTCTTCTCATGCTTTATGCTATATTTGCAGTCATATATGCAGTATACCTGTATTTTAGTCCAAATACAACTCGACCGACTTCTGGATGGTATTGGCCGAGTTTTCTCAACGCAATTACCGGTGCCGGACCGCAAACCTTTTCGGTCGTGGCTTCGAACGTTGCCGTCGGAAACGATATTCTCGGAACCATAAGTAACGCAACTCCGACCACATGCATGTCCAACTGTAACGTAACGAAAAATTGTATAGGTTTCATCATCAATACGGATGGGACAACCGGAAACGCAAACGTGTGTACGACGTTCACGACACTCTCGGGACTCGTCCCGGCTCCGAATGCAAACACATATATCGTTTCTGGAAACGAACCTTCGTTCGTGTACGACATTTTCCCCAATCTGAACATTCCACTTCCCTCAAAGATACCAGCGTATACATCGAAAGCAACTGGAAGTTCATTCGGTGTCGCGAAAAATATAATGGATTGTGCTGCCAATTGTTCCGCGAATTCGACATGTAACGGATTTTCTATTTCTTCGACGAGTCTCTGTGCTCAATCCAACGCCGTGACTTTGACAACGACGCTCGCCGCTGTTGCGGGAACGACAACATGTATCGCCGATTCATCGTATACACCACAAACCATAGGAGCACCGTATGCAACCTCTGGTATTTTACCGTGAAAAGCTACTTACAACCTGGATAATAAAGTAGATGATAACACCGAAGATTATGTAAAAAAGTATGGTTCCCCAATTTTGCATCAACGGTGATAAAACTTTGTTCACCTCGGAACCTATATCCGACGCCGTGTTCGCAATCTGGTCGCCCAACTGCTCGTCGTATGAGCTATTGATTTTACCAGTTCCTTTATTGACGACATTTACAGTCGTGACGTCTGTTTTTGCATCGAACACAAACAAACCTTGCGAAATGACACGTTCGATCGCGATCGTTTGACCATCGAGATATGCAAGTCCCGTTGATCCCGCGTCGATAGAAATGGTATCGTATTTCGTCAAATTGACATCGGACTTTTTTGCAAAAACATCTGGGATAGCATTATCATCGGTCCCGACACTCGTGACCGTATACGCGATCCGAAGTTTTTGCGATTTGATGTATTTCCGTAGGAAATCGAGAAAAAACCCTGGAAGCCAACTCGGTAAAGCCGAATCGGGAGTGATGCTCGTAATCTTTATTTTTGCGTTGTTTGTCGCAAGCCACTTATTCATCGAAGATAAAGTTATTTTTGCAGCGACCGCGAGAGTTATGCCTAGGGCGGTGAGTTGTGCAAGTTTTGAAACTTTATCTTGCTTCGTTTTATTCGAGTTGTAATCGTTTACCCTGTCTTGAGGTGACGAGTTTGAACGTGGTGGAACTGCATCGTGATCCCCGAGGCGAGCGCTATGTACGCCAGATTCACTTAGTCCTGCATGAGCTTCATCACGAGTAGGTACATGTTCAAATGAAGATCCGGGTTTAGGTCCGATTCGTGACATTTTTTTGATGCTCTAGTACTAGAACAGAAAAAAAAATGTTATCGTCTGGGACCATACGCACACCTTGGTACGATGTTCAGGGTCGAAAGTACATTGACATAGAAATCCAAGGTATTTTATATACGGTGAAAATTCCGTTTCGATACAATCGTGTCATGTGTCATGTCAAAGGGATCGTACCGATCCAACTGTTCGAAGCTGGTGATCGAGTCGAATGTATGATTCAAAACGGAGTTTTGTGTTCTATACAACGATCGTAACCTCGTTCCCGACACGGATTCGAACATCGATGAATCCGGCGATAGGGTCCGTGAAGTTCCACCCCTCTGGAATGGTACGGAGTAGTACGAATGACGGATCGATTCTATCGGCCGATACATACTCCTTCTCGTGAATCAGTGATTCCATGAGTTTTCCGCACGTGAGTGTCATCAGGTCAGGCGACATCATCATGACGCCTGTGACATCGTGTGGACTCTCGAACAGTGTGAAAACATCCTCCGTCTTGAAGACCGCCTCGGGATCGATACACAAGTATGCGTCATATGTGTTGTCTTTACACCCGTCGAAACATTCCGGGCGGGTCTTTCGTTGACTGACCATGACTTCGTGACCCTTCTGGGCACATTTTAGAACAAGATCGGTCCAGACCATCAAAAAATACGAAGAGAACTTTGTTCCGGGAAGAATAAAACAGAGCTTCATAGAGAAAACGCACGTCTTTTCTCTATGTCTGTATTAACACGTCGAGGATACATCGTCGAATCCCGTCCGGAAACGAGGAGAGATTTGACTGTCCGAGCGATCGAGAATGCGCTCGGTATGCGTCCGCCTGCATTCAAGGTGTTCAAAGAGTGCGTGTCTCAAAAAAACATCGTCGTTCCTCGATTTTACGGTGAAGAGACGTTTGGCCAAGCGTCTCGGGATGCCCGTCCTGAGCCCACCAAGGTGAGTATTTCATTTACGGGAAATCTCCGTGAACACCAGATCGAAGCCCTTGACAAGTACCCCGGATACGGGGTCCTTTCCCTCGATACCGGACTCGGAAAAACCGTGTGTGCGCTTGCCATCGCAGCGCGTATGGGTGTCCGCACGATGATCATCGTGCACAAAGAGTTTTTGGCGAACCAATGGATCGAACGGATCCGACAGTTTTGTCCGGGATCTTCGATAGGACGTGTTCAACAGGAAAAGTGTGAACTCGACCACCCGTTCGTCATCGCGATGATCCAAACCTTGTGTATGCGCGCTCACGATCCAAAGACGTTCGAGACGATCGGACTCGTCATCGTCGATGAAGCTCACCATGTCGGCGCACCAGCCTTTTCACAAGCGATGTTTACCATGTGTCCTCGGTACACACTAGGTTTGACAGCGACTCCGGATCGTAAAGACGGTCTCACGCGTCTCTTGTATTGGTTCCTCGGTCCGTGTTTCTTTTCGAAACACAGAACCGAGTCGAACAACGTGCAGGTTCATGCCGTACGGTACATGGATCCCGAGTACACGAAATCTCCTCCTGTGTCTCGAATCGGAAAAGTGTGTCTCGCGACCATGGTCAATATGCTCGTTGAACTTCCTGGTCGAAACACCCTTCTGTTGGATGTTATACGTTCTGCATCGAGACGCCATGCACACGTTCTTGTTCTGTCGGATCGCCGAAGTCATTGTGAATGGATCGTGAAACACCTTTCGCCGCATGCGGGTTTGTACATGGGAGGTATGAAACAGGAGGAACTCGATGAAAGTGCAAAGAAACCCATCGTCGTCGGAACTTTTTCTTTAGCGCATGAAGGTCTCGATATCGCGACACTCAGTGCTCTCGTGATGGTGACTCCGCACTCGGACGTACGCCAGGCGGTCGGACGAATCCTTCGTGCTCCAGGCCCAAAAGATATTTATGATATCGTCGATACATGGAGCGTCTTGAACGCAATGTATCGACGGCGTCAAAGTATATATCGAACGGCCGGGTTTCAGACGGAACGTGACGATGAATCATCGACCGCGTCTATTTTTGAGACGGGGAAATGTTTGATACAGATAGAATGAGAGACGCAACGTATGTCATACTCGCTCTTGCACTGTGTATGATCGCAAGCATCTTCATCGTACACCTCGTCACGGCGAAACCGGAACCGAACACCATGTCAATATTCGATCTGAAAGAGTTCTCCAATGTACCCCTTGAATTACGAGCTGTTCTTCGGCGGATGATGTTCCCGGACACCATGGTGTCGAAACAGAAATGGGCAGCCCTAACGCCTCAACAGAAACAGGCTGTTATCGATCATATTTCTACCATGTTCCATACACAGCAGCTGCCGCCGAAGGAAGAAGTTCTGGAACCTCCGATCCTTCCCCCACCCCCTGTCGTCGCCCCTGAAATAAAGACTGACGATGGTATGAAAAAAGGTTTTCTATTAACTGAGACTAAGAAGAGTCAATCCAAGAACAAAAAAAAGGACAAGTCCGAGACACTCGTTCAGATCGTCGCTTCCCCTGAAGAAGCTCAGCCGTTGAGCGACCTGAGTGGGGGCGACGACCAGGGGTTTTTGGGAAGGGTCGATTAGTTCCTCTTCTTCTATAGGTGCATATGAAATGCCCATGCTGATATAGAACTACAAAATTTTTTTACAGTACAACTTCTTTCTTCTTACTTGTGGTCGAAGCCTTCTTCTTTCGACCACCAGCACGGACTTCAACTTCGCGCGTGTCTGTACTCATGTCGACCGATACGATATCGGACACTTCCTCGTCTTCACGCGGTTCACGCGTTGAAACCGGTGGCGGTGGTCCCATCATTCCGAATAATGCAGACATGTCGAGACCTCCTGTGGCAGGGCCGCGCATTTCACGTCGCCCATCAGATGGTGGCTGGGGAACGCCTCCTCCGCTCGCAGCTGTTCTCTGTACGGCATCCATCATATTCTTCAGAAGGTCTGGGTTCTGTTTCAGTACCTTGTTCATATCAGGCATCGCCGATTTGAACATACTGTTGGTCAAGTGGAACATCATCGCAGATCCACCAACCATGAGAATGAGTTTCACTTCCGGCGCGACATTCACCTTGGCGTTGTATTTGTTGTACAACTCCTCAAAGACCGAATCATAATCCTCGACATTCTCCATGACATTCTCGGACCAACCGTCCAACTGAAGATCGAAAGGGTCGAAACGTTTGTTCAGGAACTCGAGACCGGTGATACATGCTATCAGGATACGACGCTGGAACCGAATCGCGCGCTCGGATTCTATCGCGTAGGTGAGACGTTTGTACTCTGTCCGTATCTCTTCGATATCGCTGTAGGCCGTCAAGCGTGATGACGTGTGTAAACCACGTTTGGCCAGGCGAGCGATCTTGTTCAACAGATCAGCCTTTTCATCCTCGATGGTTTTGTACCCTTCGCTCGGTCCAGATGATGGACCTTGATGGTGCATCTCAGGACCCATACCTCCTCCACCTTCACCGTCTTGCGGCATTTCTTCACCTCCATCCCATGTTTCAGCGACAGGTGGAGGGGGAAGAGAACTTTTCGTAGGATTCACGAACATGTTCATATCCATTTCAACCGGATCGATCGCCGAGCGATTCATCGGAGGATGCTGCATCGGTGGTCGACGAAACAGCGGTCGCGCTGAGGCTGGCTTTTTAACAGGAACATCTTTCGCTGGCGTGGAGAGAGAGATTTCATCCATCAGGCGACGTTCGTCGTCGTTCAAGTTGAGTGTGACACCAGTATCGACCGACACGTCCATGTCTGACTATATTAAAGAAAGGAAGTCCTAAGCTTTAACGCAAATTTTTCTGTGCTCAGTAATAAACATGAAGGTTTCACATATAGTCATCATTGCTCTTCTCCTCCTGATCCTGTACCAGGTGACCATGCGCCCTGGCCGAAGCTTCATGGGGAATCTGGGAATCACCTCAGGCAGTGGCGCGTCCAGCGGACCGGACAGTATCTTCGGTCTGAAGAATTCACTCAAGTGCACCGTCGGTGGATACAACCAGAACTCGGCGTATTACACCAAGAGTCTGACTCCAGGAGGTCTGTGTGGTGATGAGGACTACGTCCGGAATCAACAGCGTGACTTTTCCATCAATTCGGGTATCGGCGGGTCGCTCTTGACGAAATAAATTTCATTTTGAAAAAATAAGAAATGCTCAGCGCAGATACCATCGCGTGGAGTTCAATCCTTCTCTCGACCGTACACTCGGGATTCACTGATATATCTGTCATTCATGGCAAATATGCACTCGATGCAAAACAGAAACTGAACATCGTGCTCCATCAGTTTGTTATCAGTTCGGTTCTGTTCGGCCTGTTATTCCAATTACGGTCGAATATTCATACACACATGATGATTCTCGTCGCTTGTGCATCATGTTGGTATTGGTTCGATGGATGTTTCATGGCGAAATGGCAACGAGACAACGTCTTGTACACACCTGACGACTTTCCGATCATTCAGAAACCTAAACACCAAAGACTTTTAGAATTCCTAGGGACGATAATTCCCCTGTTTTTATTTGATCTGTATAAACTATGCTAGTGTTTACTGACGGTGCTTGTATTCATAACGGTCAAAAGAACGCCAAGGCGTCGTGGGCGTGTGTATTTCCGGAACGCCCGGATCTCGATCGTTCCGGGCGCCTCGAAGGAACTGAACAAACGAACAACCGTGCTGAATTCACGGCGGCGATCGAAGCGCTCGAAGCAACAAACGAACCTGTGCATATTTTTACGGATAGTATGTTGCTTCTGAACGTGGCAACGCACGTGTGGAAGGCGAAAAAGAACCTCGATCTCGTGGCGCGACTCGATCGTCTGACACGCGAACGCCAGGTGACGTGGACGCACGTCAAAGCACATACCGGAAAAAGTGATTTTAATTCACACTGGAATGCTGTCGCAGACAAGCGCGCCGAGGAACTTCTTACTTAGAAAAATCGCTTGTATATGAAGTATGTTTCAAAGATGGCGAACCCCGCAAGGTCCCGGAACGCATTACTTGATGGATGGCGGAATCCTTGATGTCCCGACAAAAGATATGGATGCTTTTTTTGTCGAGTATCTTTCGGCACTTCAAAGAAAACATAAAGTGTATGTCGTCGAACAGAAAACGCCCGTATTCAAGTTCTTCGTCGACTTGGACTGGCGTGATACGATCGCACTATCGGAACAACGGTTTCAGGAGATTCTCGCGATATTCCAAACAGTCGTACCGGGACGTGTGCTCGTCGCTCGAGCAGATCCGCGAACCGAAAGCGATGGACGTATCAAAACGGGCGTTCACATTCACTGGCCGGACACGAAGGTACGTCGAGCCGAAGCTCTTGCTTTTCGAACACGTATTTTACTCGAACTTGGAGACGATCCGGAATGGAACACGCGTATCGATTCATCCGTATACGGTGGATCCGGTCTTCGAATGATCGGATCCCATAAACTCCCCGCCGGTGACCCGTACATGCCTCAGGGTGGTGCGATCACGATCGAGACGCTTCGAGATTATTCGATACGGACAGATGAGAATGAAACTTCGGAACATGTCACGGAAATCACGGATTACGGACCACTCGAACGGTACATTCAAAAATACATTCCAGGTCAAGAGCGAACTCGGATCAAGCGTATCACGCGCCGAAGTCCACGGATTTTGTGGGTTCAGACCGACTCACACCACTGTGCGAATATCGGAAAGGATCACAAGTCGAATCATGTATGGTTCTACATATTCGAAGATACGATCACACAGCGTTGTCACGATGAAGACACATGTAAGGGATACGTCGGTCGAGAATACATACTTTCTCCGAGCATAGTAGATGAACTCACCAGTAACGTTGCTGTGGATCGCTCTACTTGTGTATCTATTTGCAACCTTGTTCCCGCGCACTGGTTTCCAGAAAACCCTATCTCTGAAGTACGAACGGATGCTTCATCCGTACTCCGGACTGGATCCGGACGAATGGGCTCAGTTCAAAAGAAACATACGAGCGTTCGAAAACGAGGAGGACGTGGCAGTCAGCGCGCGTCAACTCAAAGCGGCGATCGAGAACGTGTATAATATCGCCTTGAATCTCCGTCGTTCGGACGATTCGGAAAACCAGACGGCACTCGAATCGATCGCACGCGACTTGACAGTCGAAGGTGAATACCAGGTGTATATATCGGCCCAGAAGAAGGGGTTGTATTTCTTCCCACGCTACTTAAACGAATATGACGAAGTACAACTAGATGACCTCAAATCTGGTCATGCCATCGGAAATCACTTCCCCGACCCCAAATCCCATGGACAATAGTGGGAACGTTGTACGTACGCGTTCTGGACGCGTCGTAAAGAAACCGGAGCGTTACGTTCCGATCGAGGTGTGTGAAGATGATTATTCAGACAATGAATATGATTCGCACGAATCGTCGGATGTTTCATCCGAAGTTTCCGTCGATCCGGATGACATTTCGACTGAAACGGACGCGGATGAACACGGGAATCTTGATGGGTTTGTCGTTGAAGATAAAAATGAGGAGAGCGATATAGACAGTGATGTTCAAACCTCCGTCGCCTCCTCCGACGTCGACGACGATGATTGAGGACCCTCAACACGAAGATGAGGGCCCCCCTACGCACATGTATTATCAACCTCAAGTTTTTCGAAAACATGATGAGTTTATGGAGGGTATATCGAAACAGACCCTCATCATGTTATTCGTGGCTTTTATTTCAGGTATACTTTTGGGAAAATCCATGACGCCTATAGTGTTGCGCCAATGAAAGGAATACTGTATGATGTCAATGAAGGATTTGTAGTTTCTGTTGTCGTCATGAAAGGATGTGTATAGGGATATTGTTCTTCGACCGGAATGACCGTCATCGGGGCGTTCCCGGCGGTCGATTCAAGACCGACGAAGCCTTTCGAGGAACTAGAAACATTACTGAGCGGATATTCAAACTTGTTCGGGTACGCGGCTGTATCGTTATATACATCGCTTTGTGTATAGGTTATGACGTTTCCGGAAGGTTCTATAAAGGGATACCTACACTCACTCGAGTACCCATAAATAAGAGTGTTTGCGGTTGTATTTGCAAAAGGACTGAGTATAGGATCAACACACGAATCCCCTGTTATCTTTAAATTATTAAATAAATCACCTTGAAAATACTGTGTCATTGGATTTTCACGAGTATTCTCAAAACCACCCATATCTTGAAACACGTTTGACTGTGTATACGTTTCAACCGCGTTTGAAGACGGGTCGATAAACGGAAGCATCGTAGATGCGTCCCGGGGCGGAGCATAGAAACTTTGACGTTTGAAAAGTATGAGTGATCCCAAAATCACACATAAGAGAACGACGACGATCCACATCTGATTTAAGCCGGAGAAGTTTCTTCGAGAGTCAGGGTGATCGAAGGTTTGTCTGCATTCGCGGCACGCTGAGCCTCCATCTCTTCGCGTCGACGAACGATCTCAGCTGCGATACGCGTGTCCGCCTTGATGACCAGCTCTTGCATGTCCGCGTCTGGGAATTCCTTTCGGAGTTCCTCGATGAGCTCAGCCGGGTGAGGAATAGGCGGGACGTCCGGGCGGTTATAGAACTTGCTGTTCTCGTCCGTCGGATCGATATAAGGAGTCTCGCTTCCCTCGATAGGCTTTACCATCATATCCTTCTTACGTTTCTCGAAGTGCGCGGACGCTTCACGTTGGTTCTTCATGTAGCCTTGCATAATCTCTTCGAGTTTGTCGTTCTGATAATGAACATCATCAATCTGCATACGATCCGGTGGAACAAGAAGCCACTTGTACATGTCAACCACGTAGATATCGACCAGAGGGTCTTCCTTCTGAAGACGCTTCGCGTGTGCACCAGCCTCCTCCTTGGTCGAGAAACACCCGCGAATCTTAAGTCCAAGTTTTTCGTTTTTCTGGGGCATGTCTGGACCCACCATGGAAATGAGAGCGTACATCTGTCCGGGAACAGTCACAAAGTCTTGCTCGAGCAAAGAAGACATTTAAATATACTGCTCTTTTTTTGTTTAAGAGAATGGACGCACTCAGACGTCTTCATAATCAGTGTAAGCGACGCTTGATCGAACGTATCGTTTCGAAAAATTCGCACGTCCTTGACTGTGGGTGCGGACGAGGAGGTGATATTCATAAATGGTCATCTGTCGGAGCTCTTGTCGTCGGAGTCGACCCTGATCCTGAATCCATCCGAGAGGCACAAGAACGAGCCAAGACCATGAGTACGTTTCAGTGCATGGTTGGCGATATCTTCGTTGGAAAGGCGTACGGCCCGTTCGATGTCGTGTGTTATAACTTTTCGATTCAGTACATTGTCGATACTCTCAAGGAGTCCGCTCAAGCGATCGCAAATGCGACGAAAATCGGAGGATATCTTATCGGTATCACACCGGATTTTGATAGGATCAAAAATTTCAAATCACCAGATGCACTCGGGAATAGCATAGAGATTGTCGATGAACATACGATATCCGTACAACTCGTCGACGGACCGTTCTACGCAACCGGTTCACGTCATGAACCGACGGTTACTCGACAAGTTCTCGAACGTGCACTCCGTCCGTGGTTTATATGCCTCGAATGGAACCCTATGTTGTCACGACCAAACGGTTTGATCTCAGACGTGTACTCATCATTTATTTTCAAACGGTACTAGTAGATATGAAAAAGTACTACCCATGGATACTTTTTGTAACGACGATGGTTCTTGTCGTCATCACAGCATTCATGGATGAACCACAGTTGTTGAAAGATCTTAAATCAAGATACTTAACCTTGCGAAAGCATTTACAGGACACGCCGCATATAGATCCTCGTTTCGAAGTTCTTCGTGATCATCAGCCTATCATCACTGGTATTGACAATGCACGTATGAATAAAGGGACTATCGGGTACAATGTAAACAAAGGGTACGAAATTTACATTTGTCTCGATGGTCGAAACATCGATGCGGCGATGCATGTACTTATACACGAACTCGCACACATGACTGTTCCGGAATATGATCATTCACCTGATTTTTGGGCGAGCTTCAAAGATCTCAGACAACTGTGTATGACGATCGGTATTTTCAATCCAGGGTCTGAACCTCAAATGTACTGTGGTGGAGAAATTTACCTCTGATTCTTCAGGAATCGCATCGCAAAGAAAAAGATGACTGCGACCAAAGCAGCCGTAATAGCCATTCCAGTCATCGAAAGTTGTCCGGCATCGCTCATGAACTTCGGGATCATATCCGCGAGCTTCTCCTGAACGGGTGTCGAGTAAGCGATGGCCGCCGCGACACCGGCGAGCGCTGCCGCAAATTGCTCGGCCGTAAGACCGAGGGGATATCCGTGATCCTTGGACGACTGGGACGGAGCGGCAAGCATTCCTGGGGCGACACCCGCGACACGCTGGGTGGTTGGAGAATTATAGGTTGCGCTGTTGTCAGGGGAAGGATCAAAGGCGGCTGCAGGTAAAACGTCAGCGATAGGTGTCGAAAAGTCCATATCTATCTGCTCAGAGTTTTTTTCGACCGGTTTCTCGCTGACGACTTCAATCGTGGGTATATACTGTAGCATCTCGGACGTTCCGGACATGTCCAAATTCTCCATATCTAAGATGCTCTGTTCATTTTTTTTGCATTTTTTTGTCGCAAAAAAAATCTCCGAACCCAGTACATAATGGGTGGTGGTGGCGAACATGCAAATTTGATTATCGTTCAACGTGAAGATGGTGTGTATGTACACGTCCCTGCTCCCGTGGCCGAGCCCGTGGCCGAGCCGGTGGCCGAGCCGGTGGCCGAGCCGGTGGCCGAGCCGGTGGCCGAGCCGGTGGCCGAGCCGGTGGCCGAGCCCGTGGCCGAGCCCGCTCCTGTTGATGAAGACGTCCCGGTCTCCCGAGCTACTGCGCTCGTCGAAGAGGCGCTGAATGCACAGGCTCAAGAGACTGGAGAGCCTACTCCTGAAAACCCGGTCGCCTAAGAGTGTAGAGGAATCCCTACACTTTTTTTACAGTGATACCCGACGTTCCTTTTTTTCGTGCAGGCGTCGCTGATGTTGTGGTTGGAGCCAGTACATGTTTGGGATTGTAATGTTTTTGGTGATATTGCCAAAGAGCATCGGACCCGAGCCGGAACCCTCGGCGTATAGGCGCCTTGTAGTAAAAAACACAATCTTCTATTCGGTTCGATTTGCTGGTGTTGTCGAGCACCAAACACTCGTAATTCTCTGTACACGAATTCATAACCTGACAGAACATGTCAAAGGTTGGAAATATGCCGAAAAACGCCTTGTACAGACGTTCTCGATTCTGAATAACGTTCTCGCGGAGAACAAACACGTAATCGACGTTCGCTCGAAGATCCGGGGAAAGATCCATACAGTATTGCATAGTCAACATGAAAAACAATTTCCAGTGTCGTCCGTTCATGAAACATTGTCGAATACACGTGTCCTTCATGAACGATTTATCATACATGCAGTCATCCATCAACAAAAAAGCACTTGATGGTTTTCCGAGACCGACGAGTTTCCGTTGACGTTCGAGGATACGTTCGATAGCTTCGCGGTTATAGTCTCCATAAATGAACAGATCCGGAATAAATTGTCGGTAATAGTGATTTCCATCTTCTGTGCCGGACATGACGATTCCTACTGGGATGTGTCGTTTGTGATACAAGATGTCCGTGACGAGTGTCGATTTTCCCGTGCCTCGTTTTCCGATAAAGACACACACTTTATCATCTCCAATCTTCGAAGGGTCGAATTTCCGAAGTTGAAGATTCATCTGATGAATGCAAATGTATTTTTCGCCCCAAAAAAAACTCACCTTAGTATCAGGATGCAAAGACTTGCACACCAAGGAGAACAAGATGCCTGGTTTACTGGAAACCCGGCATACTCTCTTTTTTTACCGAAAGATCCTCCTGATGATGACTATCTTCAAAGTACGATCGAAGTTCCGTTCGATAACCAGGTGTTGTTCGGAGGTACAGCCATAGCAACTTTACCGACATGGGGGGAACGTATCACGGATATTTCATTCAAAATGACTCTTCCGCAACTTGATATTCCTCTCAATCCAAACTCTTGGGTGTATCCCGTACAAACTGCAAACTTTCCAATCTTCAATCTGTTTTTCAACGATCTGTCGTATCAACAACTCCAAGTGAAAGGTGTTGTGCCGTACTACTCGACTGCGAATCTATCATGGGTTCCAACATCGAGTAACAATTATGTTACGTTCGGTGTGACATCGACGAACTTTACCTTTGTCTACAACGATCCGACGATCGTCGCTATAGGCTTTGAACGTCAAGAAGATGCTGCTTTCTTCGGGTTCGATTATACGTCGGCGACATCAGTGTATCCCATCAACAACGTCTATCTCTACATTTTCCCTCTGACTCAAACATCTCCTTTGACTTTTGTGCAATCCGGATGGACCCCCGGGTATATCCCATATCCTCTCCCTGTGCCATATGTCGATAGTGTCGGAACGTTCATTATTCGAACAGCCGAACTTCGTATCGGAGGTCAAACGATCGACACAGTCACGGGTGAATTCATAGAACTTCAAAGAGACCTCGAGGTTCCGTACGAAAATCAGGCCGCATTGACACTTTTGATCGGAAAAAACGATACGAGTTCGATACGGTCACCTCGAACGTACTATTCGAAACTCCCATTCACACAAAGCATGTACATTCCGATCCGAGATTTGTACCGCCAGGATGTTCAGGTTTCCATGGCGTTCGATACCTTCTATAACATCGCTCCGTACACGTCCCAACAACAAGGATTCGGATTTACGAGCGCACAAAGTCTCGTGTATCTGAATTACATCACGGGCGACAATTCATCCGGTGTTCCTGGAAAAACCTTCAACGAAGGGGGTTTGACACTTTCTCTTATCGTCGATAGTCTCATATGGGATGGTCAATACATATATATGTTCACTCGCGTGACGGTCCTTCAGCTGAATGCAGTGGTTCCGTATTTTCTCATTTATGATTCGCACCAAAATATAGTCACACAAACATCGGCGACATCGATTCAACAATTCGGCGATTACGTCCTGAATCAAACGGCGACCAGTATCGGAAAAACGCTGTACGCGGTCGGTGCGACCGGAACCGTATATTCAACGACGATGAATGGTCTCGCTCCGTTGACATCCGTGCCAACAGTACTTACTCGCGTGCCTCTTGTCACCAACTCGGTATTCAGCGCGCAAACTTTGACAGACACAGCAGCGCAAACAGGTGTCATGTACCTCGTCGTCCTTTTTGGGTCGGCAAGTAGTATTCCACTCGGTCTCGCCGTATATTTTTCGCAAAGCGTTGTAGGAGTCGCGATCAACATCACAGCACCTGCTGTAACCTTCGTCTTTGCGAACGGGCCACAAGATACACCGTTCATTGCAGCTGGTACGACCCTTTTGTTCTATTATCCGGTGTCGACATTCACGATTGGGACGGACGGACTCAACCTGTACATCACATCGACGTTGAATGATGCGTACGCCGGCCCGGTCAGTCAAGTATACAATAATGTCTTCGTGTACAACACAGCCTCCGGAACATCGTCGAACACCGTACCAGTTTCTCCCTCATCGGCCGTCAATTTTTCGACCCAACCCGTCTTTGATGGGACGAACATATGGTACGTGGATAAGTACCAGACACCGAACGTCTATTGGTGTAATACCATCTCGACGTCTTGGACAACGTACGATTACTCAGCCGGACTCGGTATTCCGCAGCTGAACATCGCGTGTTCGGTCTTTGACGGAACATTCGTGTACTGGTTCACGGATGTAACACTGACGCATAGCCTCGCGGTCGGTGCACCCGTATACACGACGACCGGAAACTGGATCCAGTACAACACACAAACGAGCACGTGGGCGGTGTTCGATTGGTACACGAACCTCGGCACACCGGCGATGGGTCTGTACAATGGTACTGATCCTGCTATCGCTCAAGCCGTGTTTGACGGACGATACATCACATGTACATCCTACCTCGTGCCGCTCGTGTTTCAATACGATACGACAATGCCGTTTACATCGCCGAGTTCGTATGCATGGTTCAATTACGGAACAGGAACGAGCTCATTCATGGCGAACCAGTCGTTTTTACTTCCGAATCCTTACGGGTACGGTTCTTCGCTCGCACGTATGGTGTTCGACGGTCGATTCATCTTTTACTTTCCGTACACATCGGGAACCATCGATCCGACATCGAATGCAAGTATACCGGCGTTTATTCTTCGGTACGATACAGCCCCGGTCGTCAATCCCGCGACGTTCCAGGCGTCCCTTATCGTCAAGTACGATAAATTACCACAAGGAACACCGTTGTCGAACGAATACTATGTCATGCAGACATCCCTGTCTCAATCGCAGGTTGATACGTCTACCCTGAAAACATATTCGTCTGGACCCGTGAAAGAGATGTTCATTATCAATCAGAATCCGACGACGACCGTGAATCCGTACGTGTATACTCCACAGGCATCGACGCTCCGTTTGAATTTCAATAACGAATCGGCAGGGGATTACACGACGTGGGTGTTGGAGCCTTACATGTACCATACGACCATGCCACAGCGAAACATGTCTCTCGTGTCATTCTCGTTCGATCCGGAGTCTCCGGTTCCACAAGGTACTGTAAATTTTTCACGAATTCGAGAGATTCAACTCACGTATCCGACACAACCGGGAACGTACACGCGGGTGTACACCCGAAGTTATAACATTCTTCGAGTCCAGAATGGTCTCGGAGGACTCCTGTTCAATTCACCGCAATGGTACGATATGACCAGCGTCGACGGACGATGGAACATAAATTATGTCGGTCAAATTTTTATCGGTTAAACATCAGATATGCCAGCACAATATGCACATCAGACCATACTTTTGCAATTCGATAAGGATGTTCACTTTGGCGATGATGCGACGATCATCCTCGCCAAGGCTGGGGGAGATATTTTAAACACCGTGACGCTTCGTGTCGATTGGCCGACCGATTTCGTTTCGAGCACGCTTCAATATTCTACAGGAACCGCCATGATCGACCGGGTCGAACTCATCGTTCAGGATCAGGTTATCGAACGTCATTATGGAGAATCAATGTTTCTTCTCGGTGAAGTGACCGTCCCAGAAGCGAAACAGAGAGCTCTGGCCCAACTCGTCGGGACACAAACGACCAGTAATCTCGTGTCCTATTTCATTCAATTTCCATTCACGACGAAACTTCCCGTATGTGTTCTCGACGAACCACCGAAACTCAGGGTCGTTTTTCGGCCGGCTGATTACTTTGCCGGACAACCGTACTCGAACCCGGTTCCGATGACCCTGTATGTCGATTACGTGTATGTTACGGCCGCCGAACGAAATTATCTCAAGGCGACACAGATTCAGTATCCCGTCCGTTCGTTCCAACGCGTCGAACTTCGTATTCCGCACACGCTGACACAATTCTCATGCGATACCGACTTTGTAAATATGGTCAAAGAATTGTTTTGGGTCATTCTTCCGGATCAATATACATCGAACATATACAACTACTCGGATGATCTCGTGTCTATGAGTCTGTCCTTGGATATGGATCAGATTCTTACCGACGATGTCGCGACGGGACAACACCTCCGTGTGTTCAACAAACACACTCGAGTTCCGACCCATGCAATCTACTGTTATTCGTTTGAGATTAACCCAGAAAGCGAACAGGAAAACGGTTCGATCAACATGTCTTCAATCACACGTCAACGTCATGTACTTACGCTCACGCCATCGAACGTGTTTCGAACACTCCGTATATATGCACACAGTTACAACATTCTCACCGTCGAACACGGGAAAGCTCGAGTATTGTACCCGATGGTCGAATCCGGTTCAGAAGTGTTCCAACCGGACGTTCTTGCTCCGATACCTCCCGCACCTCCTCTTCCCCTGTACGTGTTTTACAGCGAGATACCATCTTTCCCATCGTCTGTGTACTTTGGCGAGTCGGTCGCCATCAATGATTCGGGTGCTTTCGCGATCAGTGCCCCCGGAACCGGGTTGAACACAGGCGCTGTCATCACCGAGAAAGGACCGATCACATCAGTCACTGGTCCCGGCTCGTACTTCGGATATTCGGTTGATATTTCGAATAACGGAAATACGGTCGTGGTCGGAGCTCCGGCGGCGAACAACGGTGCCGGAGCCGCGTTCGTGTACACGTTCAATGGAACTCAGTGGATACTCAAAGCATCCCTCGTCACGACGACGACCGATTACACCTTCGGGTGGGCGGTCGCTATCAGTGGCAACGGAAACACGATCGTCGTTGGTGCCCCCCGTGCCGGAGGGTTCGCTGGACACGCTGGTGTATTTCAGTTTAGCGGAGGGACCTGGTCGTCTGAAACCGTACTCACGAGTACAGCGACCGGATCAGCACCGAATTTCGGTGATGCCGTGTCGATCAGCGATGACGGAACGCTCATCGCCGTCGGTGCGTATAACGCTCGATACGTCGGCATGTACAGGTATTCCGGTGGATCATGGACCGGACCGTCCGTTCTTCCGACGACCCTTCCGATCACGGCAAACTTCGGGTACGCGGTTCACGTCTCACCGACGAAAGAATCGGTCATCGTCGGCGCGCCGAACAGTGGATATGTCGGTGTGTACAACTATACGGGGAGTTCATGGGTGCTTCATGCACAACTGACGAATACGATCGGTTTCGGAACGTCGTTCGGAGCATCCGTTGCGCTCTCATCCTCTTCGAACGTGGCGGTTGTCGGTGCTCCGGACGCACGTTCCGTCGCCGTATACACGCAGATGGGTTCGATCTGGGTCATCGATCCGACGGTGATTCAGATGTCCGATGTTCCCACGTTCGGTTCGGCGGTGAGCATCACACACGACGCGTCGAAATTTTTGGCGGGTGGATACGGTGGAAACAATTCGATCGGATACGCGGCTGTATATGTTCACACGTAAAGAATCTGACCCCCTTGAATTCGAACAGTCCTGTACCCGTAGTAGTACACGTGCAAGTTGTAATTTGCCGTGATTTCAGTCGCATATTGTTTGAGAAATGACATGTCAAGATGAGATGTCTGGTAGTTGAGTTTCGAAAAATCGAGACCTCCACTCAATACATGTGGATTCTTCCCGAAACAGTACATGTATATGTTCTTGGTCGGAATCGACATGCTATGATCGGTCGGTTGTCTGTACGAGTAATACAAAGAACCTGGGAAATTGGAAAGGATATTTTGATTGTTGATGTACAATGTGGCCGTATCTATGACATCTATAAAGTTAAGTTTCGTTCCGTTAAAGAACGTGACCGGCGTGGATGCTTTATTGTACTGAGTCGAATACCCGTAATTGTATCGTTGTTGGGAGAAATTCGGCGCGTTCGGATCCGTCGTTTGATTCTCGTACGTTTTGTTTCTGAAAAACCAAGCCATCATGGTGACTGGAAAGTTCGCTGTGAAATTGACACGGACCTGTCCACTCGTGAATCCTTGGACAGCTTCGCGCCAGACTTGAGGAATCTTAAAGGTTTGTGGCTGTGACACAAAAAATACACGTTCGACTGGGCTCAGAGACACCTCTTCGAGCAATAGACGGACGTTCGATATATCGACCGGATTTCCGTTCGCATCCGACGGTGCGTTCGTGATCCACGCCGCCGAATGAAACTGTATTCGAACGATAATCTGCGATTGAGAAAGAGCACATGTAGGAAAGTAAGGTCGAGATTGGTATTTCGAACGTGAAAAGAAAAACTGAAGAGGAATACGAAGCGAGATGGGTTCCGGTGCAGGAACCGTTTGATTCTCAGGATATCCGGCATTCAAGGCTTGGTACAGACGCATCTTTTCGTCAGCATCCAAGAACAACTGATCGTGGATCATGTACCAATCGTCCGTCAGCAATTCGTACGATATACCATCGATCAAAAGTTCGACCGTCGAAAAAAGAGCCCGTCCGACCATTTCACAGTACGAGTATCCACTGAGTGCCGGGAGCGTACACGTCAAGTACATGTTCGAGATTAGATCTTTGGCGTCGCGCGTCGGAATCGGAATCTGAACGAGTTGACCGAGCATTTGTCCGGTGACAATGACAGGAACTAACATGCGTTGAGACAGGGTAAAAGGTGTATGTTGACGTATCCGTGGGATCCAATGAGAGTATCCACCGTACATGTAGGGTTCCTGTGCACCGATGGCTGCGAGTGAAATCAAGGCTCCTAACCCGGCACCGCGTTGGACGACGGTCGTGTACGTGTTTCGACCTTCAACATTTACGATGTTCGAACTGAAACTTCGAAGATCCCCTTCCGTCCCGACGATGTTTGATGTATTATATATATCTGGTTCGTACAACCCGAATGAAGAGACAGCATTCGCGGTCGCTCGCCGACCAGTCGGTGGTGGCGGTAAAACAGTCAGACGTACGATCGAACTCGGAACAGTCACATCGTTCGGCACATCCGAGACGACAAAGGCGTTCGAAATGTAAGGAAAGGAAATGGACGGTGGGCCCGGATTGATGACGACGTCACCGTATACGTTCGAGTTATACTGAGTGACAGAGACGTTTCCGAGAATGTTCGGAAGTCCTGAAATTACCCACCCGTTCGATATCGGAAGTTTCGTCTGGTCCGTGAAGTACACTATAAAGGAACCATCTTGAACGGCGGCCGGCCCGTAAAACCCACGCAACGAATACGGACTAGACGATATGAATTGCTGGACCGCTTGTTGCGTCGTCTGAGACACCGGATTTTGTAGCTGCTGAAGGAATGCTTGAGCGAGTATCGCGACCGCTGGACTGGTCTGTATGAAGTTTTGGACTTGTTGTACTGCGTTCTGGACTGTAAGTCCTGCGATTTGACGTAAAAATGCGACAAATGTATCCATGGTTCTCTCTAGAGAGTACTCAGATTTTGTTCCCACATATTAATCACGGACATGCCTCCGAGTGTTGTGCTTTCATCGTGGTACTCTTGAATCCGCGCCTGAAGTTTGGCGACTTCATCGCGTGTATATTCATACGTCTTGGTATGTAAAAGATCACGGGGGAATCCCCGTCGTTCCATATCCGTCTCGAGTTCGCTTCGTTCGCGTCGGAACACGACCAACCGTTCTTCGATCACATCAAGGATGAATCGAGCTTTTAATTCGAGGATCTTTCGTTCATCTCGTAACTTTTTCAAAAGGTGCGCCTTCCGTTTCTCGTACATGAGCGTACGAACGTTGATGTATTCGAGAAGAATCGCCTCCGGACTCTGAAACTTTTTGATTCCGGAAGGTGTCATCAAATACATGTTCGATGTGTGAATAACTTTTGAAATTTCAGGCTTTTCCTCGGACCATACACGGAACATCGCTGTCGTCTCCGTGGAGTGATTCTCGTACTTTTGAACCGTGCCTTTCTCCATACACTCATCGAGGTGCTCTTTGTACTCCTGGATCCATTTCCCCGGTGGAAGATCCGTCACGGCCCACGAACTCCCTTCTTTCTGAACGTTCGCATGGAGGACCCACGTGTGTTCGCTCTTCTTTTCGATCGTTCCCGTGAACCCTTTGAAAAATGGAATCATCGGGACGAGCGGAAGTTCATAGAAAACATTTCGAATGTTCTTTTTGATATCTTCTATATTGTATGGCGGAACGTACGATGAAAATCCTGTTCCGATCCCTTCGGCGCCATTCACGAGAACCATCGGAACCACAGGGGCATACCACTCGGGTTCGACATGTTGTCCATCTTCGAGGACGTAATTCAAGATGGCGTCGTCACGCGAGTCGAAAATCTTCTGTGTGTACGGTGCAAGACGTGTATAAATATAACGAGAGCTCGCGCAATCCTTTCCACCCATGAGTCGAGTTCCAAACTGACCGCTCGGTTCGAGCAGATGAAGGTTGTTCGCGCCGACGAAGTTCTGGGCGAGTCCGATGATCGTGCCTTGAAGGCTCGCTTCACCGTGATGGTACGCCGTGTGTTCAGCGACGTATCCAGCGAGCTGCGCAACTTTCATGTCGGTCGTCAGATTCTTTTTGAGACAGGCGAAAATAACTTTCCGTTGACTCGGTTTGAACCCATCCATGACGTGAGGGATACTCCGGTGAATATCAGCCGCACTGAATTGTGCCAAGTCCCGATGCACGAAATCTGTGATCGTCACCTGTTTCGTTTGTCCGTACGGAATAGGTTGTGGAGGGCGTTCCATGTGGCGAACCAACCAATCTTTCCGAGCATCGGTCATCGCCTTTGCAAAGGCGAGCGTCATCGATCCGTCCGTATCCGGGTCATACTCAAATTTGACCGTCAGACGATCGATCATTTTGAAATACTCCTTGGCTTCGGCGCTCGTCGATGTTCCGAGACCCTTGTAATACTTGACACGTCCGGGCGGTTTTGCCGAGGCATACTCGGCCTCGCTGAAAAACCACGTCGTGTTGACTTTGAGAACAGGGGTGACCATCGCAACCACGAAACCAAGTCGAAGAAGTTCAGGCCAGAAATGATGAAACATGTTGAGAATCAGACCCTTGATGTGACTCCCGTCCAGATCCGCGTCCGTCATGATCATCAGGCGACCATATCGAAGTTCTCGGATTGAAGTATACGAACGGCCATGTTGCAGCCCGAGGATCTTTTTCAGATCCGAAAACTCTTGGTTTTCTGTCAGTTGCTTTACACTAGCGTCTCGAACGTTCCGAGGCTTCCCCCGAAGAGGAAAAATACCGTATGCGTTTCGTCCGACAACACTCAAACCGGAGACGGCAAGCGTTTTCGCCGAGTCACCCTCGGTCACAATAAGCGTACAGTCATGCGACTTGTGTGTTCCGGCCCAATTTGCGTCATCGAGCTTCGGGATTCCAAAAATACGAGACTTTTTTGAACCGTCCGTCTTTTTGAGTTCCTTTTCCGTTTTTGCCATGTGAAGCGCCGTCAGATCATCCGAGAGCCCACACGCCATGATCGCTTTGATACTCGCTGGTTTGAATGTATACTCCGTTGTATCCTTGGACGTACACTCCGTCTTGATCTGACTTGAAAAGGTGGGTCGGTCACGTGTCGCGCGCATGAATACAAACAATGATGCCTTGATTTGTGCTGGTGAAATACTGACTTTGATCGGTAAGGCGGCAATAAGTTGACTGACGAATCGATTGACGTGCGTCCCTCCTTGTGTCGTGGCGATCCCATTCACGTATGACACGTGTTCGAACTTTCCGGTATCCGAGTGCGCGACGACGATATCGTGACCGAGCGGGACCGTCACACCAGAGACGTGCATCTTCGCGTACGCCTCGAACGAATCGACATGCAAACATTGATTGTTAAGATAGACGTGTGCTTTGAGACACCATGACGCGGCGTCCCAGACGCGACGCTCGATGAGTTTTTTGAAATCGACCGGAAACGAACCGACACCAAATTTGGTCCAGTCGGGTTCGAATTCAATCTCGACGTACCCGCTCCCTTTATGTTCCCGAATGTCCGGTGGTTCGACATGACTCATGTTTCGAGTCCACACTTGGGTGTATTTTTTCCCTCCTGACACGACGGTGACTCGGAACATCTTCGAAAAGACGTTCGTGAGTTTTGCACCGTATCCGTTTCGTCCACCGGTCGTCCGTTCCTTCGTATCATCGTAGTTTGATGATGTTAACAAATGTCCGAAGATGAGTTCGGGAATCCAGACCTTCTCCTTGTCGTGTTTCTGGATAGGTATACCGTCACCGTTGTTTCGAACAGTGACCGTCTTGTCATTGAAAGAAACATCGAGCCGCGACACCTTTTTCGGATGAAGCGTATGTTGATCGATAGCATTGACCAATATTTCATCGAAAATCTTCAAAAGACCCGGTGCGACCGACACTTGTTCCCGGGTAAAAGCGCCTTCGCGAAATACCCACGTGTCGAACGCATCCGGAACGATGGACCCAATATACGAATCGGGTCGCCGAAGGATGTGTTCGACGTGTGTGACTTTTTCGTACTCCATGCCTTGATATAGGTGCACATCTTTACATTACTTCAGGGGATCCGGCAAAATAGAAAGGTTCAGACCAGTGTTCGCACAAGTACACGTAATTGTCATGTTCGTCTTGGTACACGCGATTCACATCACATGAAATCATGACATCACCGTCTAGCATTTCCACGTTCGTATACGTGGTAAACTCGTAAAATATCGGACGGAAATCGACGTACATGATTGTCTTTTTTTCGGGAAAGTGACGAAAGATAACTGGAGAATTTCTCAGACTGAATCCATCCGGAATCTGAACTCGATCGTAGATACCGAGCGCCCGTCGAACGTCTATACACGCGTGGTCCGCGATGCACCTAAAAATTCTATTCATAGTGTACATAATGTCTGCACGCCTTATTTCATGGTCAAACACACCGGACAATAAAACGCTTCTCGAACAAATTGCATATACGGCTCGAGTGTCAAACCCAGAAAATCAATCCTCGAATGAGACCGCCGAAAAACTCGTCAAGTACCTGGCCCAGAATCATCATTGGTCCCCTTTCGAAATGGTACATGTGTGCATCGAAATTCAGACGACACGAGATATCGCACGTCAGATTCTTCGACATCGTTCATTCTCGTTCCAGGAATTCAGTCAGCGATACGCCAGCGGAACGAAGCTTGGGTTTGAGACACGCGAAACGCGTCTCCAAGACACGAAGAATCGCCAAAACAGCATCGAAACGATGGATTTGATACTCAGGACAGAGTGGGCAAGCCGCCAGCTTGAGATGATCGACTCGGCTCGAAAGTCGTACACATGGGCGATAAACCATGGAATCGCAAAAGAACAAGCGCGAGTTGTTCTCCCGGAAGGCTTGACACACTCCCGGCTTTACATGAACGGGAGTCTTCGTTCATGGATCCATTACATTCAGCTTCGGATCGCCAACGGGACCCAAAAGGAACATAGGACTGTTGCAAACGCGTGCATGCGTGCGATCCAAGAGATTTTTCCGATCGAGCTGTTTCTGTGAGTTTTTTTTTCACGTGCAAAAAACAGAACATGGTTTCGATATGTCCAACCGTATTCGGGAATTACTTTTGGACCGTCATTCACATGACAGCCTTGAGTGCTGGGTCGGACATTTCAGACGAGAAACGCGAATCGTACGTAAAATTCTTCGAAAGTATGCCTGACATACTTCCATGCGCTCAGTGTGGAAAACACCTCCGTGAAAACTTACAGACGATTCCGATCGACACGTCTGACCTGTTCCGATGGTCGGTCGATATACATAACCTCGTCAATACACAGTTGAACAAACCCGAAATCGCTTATGAGAAAGCGTATCGGTATTGGTCAACTCGATGTTCGAAAACGTCCGAACGTGATCGGATGCTCATCGGAATCGGTATTTTTCTTTTCGTTGTTTTCATCCTGTACATGATTTCAAGACGTCCCAGGGGGTGATCCCCTGGGACCGTATTAGCGTCTGGTCACAACGTCCCAAGTTCCAACCCCGTCAAACTCGCGTTCGAGAACACGAGCACAGTGCATAGGATCGAATTCCTGAGCACAACAGAACACGTCGATGTACACCATCGAATCTTCGGGGTACGTATGTGCTGAAAAGTGGCTTTCGGCCAACACGAGAACCCCTGTCGCTCCGAACGGTTCAAACTGATGAAACGCTTCGTTCACGACGTGAAAATCACATTCGCGTGCGACGCGTCTCATGATCGTCTGGAGCACACCGACGGTCTGGATCTCCGTACCATCGATACGACCGACCAGATGAAGTGCTTTCATACCTAGTAAGAATAATTAGTTTTCTTTTTTAACATCACAACGTAGAAAAGACCCAAAAGGGATGCCGCGATGATGTGACCGGCGCCGAACCATTTTTTGTTCGGCTCAGCGGCTGGATCTTTGTTTGTACCTTCCATGATCAGAAAGACACCCGAAAGAAACATTGCCATCAGGATGAATATGATGAGACCAACGACCAGCGACTGATTTCCTGAGTTGGATGAATTCATTATTAGTACACCCTAAAAAAATTAGCCGCGAGCGAAGATCAACAGGGAAAAGGCGAGAAGGAATTGCATCACAGCTGTGAACCAGGTAGATACGTGTCCTGTACCACGATCTTTGTCATACAGATCACGGATCGCAGACACGGCGAGGTATGTCGCAGTGATGAAGACGATAATATTCGACTCAAGCTTTGCCATTACTTAAAAGATACATTTTTAATTTAAAGCATTATGAACTATACCGAGTTGGATTACCAAGAAGAGTTTGACTTGGAAGCTCGGCTGCGTAATTCTACAGACACTGACTTGGAAGCTCGGATGCGTATTCTTGCAGACATCGGGAAATTGGATGATACCTGTGAAACACAGGCTCTTCCTGAAGAATACGAACGTACGATGCATGATATGTGTGACAGGTACAAACACGTGAACCTACGGTTGATCGAACTATACAAGACGATCGATACAGTTCAAGAGAAAATAGAAACGCTCCGGAAATCTCTTTCCATATTTGGAGAAGCAAAGTACGCTGAACAATTCTCTCAACTCGTCGAACAGTTTGAAGCAGATGAAGGGATTTCAGATCTTCGGCGAGAGTACAACGAAAAGTTACAGGAGTACAAAAAACTCCGTCAATTGTTCACGTTCGCCATGTCTGAAGATATGAATAGATACATATGTTTCACATGTATCGATCGTACTATCGACCACGTGTTCGTGCCATGTGGACATGGGTGCTGTGAGTCTTGTTTCTCACGTATCGTTTCATCAAAAAAATGTCCGTATTGTCGGGGTGATCTTCAGCAAATCACAAAGCTTTTCCTGGTGTGAACGTGCGAACGTCCCATGGCGATTCGTTCCAGAATGTTTTCGGATCGGTCTGATACAGATCGTATAGACGTTCGTTATCTTCTTGTCGAAGAACTTGAACATCTTTAAGTTCTTCGGGAAGCGTCTCGAGAAGCATGGTGTTCATGGACCCGAGATCCGGTGAGTACATCTTTGCGAGTTCGAGACCGATGTCCATGTGTAACCCCTCGTCGAGCGTTTCGACCCAATAGTGTTCACAGACCTCGCCTGGACTGACACAAAAGCCTTTGACGAGTCTGGTTTCGATGTTTCGTTCTTTCATGAGCTTACGAAGGATCGCACAGTGATGAACGACCGTTCCGCTTATTTTACGGAGTTTGAGAAGCATCGCCAGGCGTTTCACGTCCATACTTATCCACGACTTGAAAATCTATTTCCTGAAACGCATCTTCATTCTCGTACGCTGAACTCAAAAGTTCGTCTGGCATCGGCGCAAACGTTGACACTTTCGGTTGAGGCATGTCGACGATCGGCGCCGCTTTCATGTCTCCTGTGCCGTCGCCGTACATGGCATAATTCTCGTACATGTATGCCGATTCGATGGCGTTCGACGAAGGTGCCGGTAATTCAGCCACCTGGGGGACCGGAGGCAAAGCGACGAAGGTGTTCGAGGTGGGGGTGGCTACCACGTTCGAGGTGGGTGCGGCCACCGGCGTATACGGCATGGTTTCGTAGTTTGATTTCCGGTACATGTACACCGCGACGAACGAGAGAATGATGACGAGACCGAGGAAAATTCCGACCCACTGATTCTGCTGTTTCATTACTATATATTAAAGATTTTTTCCGAATCTTTCTGTATGGGAGAGGAGGAAAGTGCGTCTGAATGGTTTGGAGCCGAGTCATCCCCCATGAGAGACTGGTTCCTCCAAGCGATTCGTGACAAGGCACAACATCAAGATATCGGAAAGGTTTTATCGCCTGGTGCTGAGATTTACATCAATGCATGGCTACTCCGTAAAACAGGAAGACCCATTCGACATGTCACAGGTGTATCCTATGATGGTATCACGGACGATGATCTTCCTCCGATTCGACATCAAACGAAATTCCGAATGAGCTCGTGGCACCTCGAAACGACGCGTCGACACAAGCATGCTCCAGGCACGACACGTGTCAATTATTCAAAGGATGAATTCGACGTTCTGATCATTTTCATTCCGGGTCCGCATTTTTCTTTGTCACGAGCTCGCATTCGGTGTATTCCGATCGATGTCTTGATCGATCCTAAAAAACCCACGTATCTCTGTCGATCCGTACCGAAACATATTCAGCGTGTATATGACACGGACGAAAAGACCGAGGAAGTTCTTCAGACAGTCTACGGATAAATTTTCGCATGGAATGGTATGGCGAATAATTTCCGTCGAGGTCAGCAAGAGTACAACCAAATGGTACGCAACCTCCGAGAATATGAACGTCTTGTAAACCATATCCAACGAATCGCAAAAAACTTGCGTGCAAAACGGATGAATTTTCACATTTTCCAAGGGCTTCACATCGTTCCTCACAAACGAGAAGCACATACGCGACGTGTCATTGCACTGAGTCAAAATATAAATAACACCTTGAACGAGCTAAACGCACGTCGCCGCAACCTTGATAATCTGACACGACGGTTACTGGCTGGGAAACAAGGAACACATAACACGGAAGCACATCGTAGAAACAGTGTAAACTTTATGATCCGTAAGTTCAAAATGTTTCACGGAAGACGACTCGCGCGACAAATAACAAACGCGGCGTTGAACCCGAGAACACAGCTCGGTCAAAGACGTCTTTCTCGTGAATTCAGTAAAATGAGTTAAAAAGTGTCTTCGAAGTACACATATGGCGCATGAAATGTCGGATTACATCGACTCCGTGAAGGAGTCGCTGACAGATGCTCAATACAAAGAAGGCATGGAACTCTGTCAGAAGATTTTCACCCAAAACGAAAAGAAACTGTACACGATGACATTTCTACGACCGTACACGTTCGAAGACGATCATTGTGACGATGCTGACTGTATGGATTCGAAATTCTTCATCGCATTCACCAAGGCGTCGTCGCTTGTTCTTTTGACGGAAGAACAAGCGAAGACGATCGAGGAGGAACATTTGTATCATGCGAATGCCGAGACGATGAAGGCGTTCATCGATCTGGATGTTTTCCGAGCGTTCCCACGTGATAACGAGGAACTAGGCAGTGAACTCGAGTGGTACGAATTTCCGGTGATCAGTCTGACTCGTGAATAAATTCTTTGTTATCTTATAACAAATGAAATCTCCAAACGAAATGATCAAAGTGCTCAAACACTTGGAAAATAAAATCGCACAGAAAAATCGTGAACTTGATAATTTGGAAAACAGACATCAACTACGCGCACAGGGGAACACGAATTACCATCCCTATAGGATCAACAGACATACGTACACGAATGCCAACTACTTGAAAAATGTCACTAACGCGATGCGTATACTTAAAGAACACGAATCACTTTTCAAAGCATACAATAAAGCTTCTGAGAAGTTTCGTCAGAACATCGGACTCCCTGCGTTAGGAGCGAAAAACTCTTCGTATCGGACGCTCTTTTTTCGTCGCGTGAAAAGAGAAAACCAACGTCTCCCGTCGACTCCTGGAGGTCTTCTTGTCGGATGGGGAACAGGGTCCGGCGCTCATTACAAACAGGTACAAGTGAATCCACGTAGGTACGGTCCGAACGTTCAACTGTTGAACGCGCTTCTGAAACGATCCAAAGCACTCGGTGTGATTTCAAAGGCTACGACGGAAGCTTTGTACCATCCTCGATTCGTATCCGGTTCCTTCGTAGGACGCCGGGTAAGAAACACGCGCAATTCATTCACCGGCACATCGAGACACCGATCTCCTATACGCAATATCCGTAAAAAGAATAATTCTTTGAATATCAAAACCTTGTTCACGTGAACAAATCAGTAAACTCGCGCTTAATGAATAGTTTGCAGAGTCCTAGCTGCTACGATCCTGTTGTACAGATTGCGATTCCTTGCCAAAACAAGAGCTCGTAACGCGTTATTGTTTATTTTGGAATTGAGCATTCCGTGCATATTCAAAAATTGATTCACGTGTTGTCTTCGTCCTGCATACGCCTTGTTTCCTCTCTTCGAGGTGATTTGTTTCAAGGCGTTAAGAGGATCGGCGTACCCTCTCGTTGTCATGAAGTAATTTCCGTTTCCTTCATGACGCACGGCCCAAAACCTACTACCCATCGGTGTTGATTGACGATACAATGCAAATGTTGACATGTTATAGGTCTAGATTTTTTTACGTACCGCCTCGGCTGAATGCATCGTTCGGATGAGGGCTTATACGAAACCCGTTCGTTCGAGGGGCGAAATTCAAATGCCATCGCCCGTTTCGTTGAACAAGATTGAACGGTGCCATGATCTGTCCGAACACCCTCGGGGTATTTCCATTGTTCTTCCATAAAGGATACTGGGCCGTTCTGTTATTCATTAAAGTGAACAACCCCTTGTTCGTTTGAATGATTTTTGCGGCGGCGTTGTTCATATTCACGACATGCTGAATGGTTCCAAAGTTTCGATAAAATTTGTTTTTGTAAAGTTCACGGTTCGAATCTCGAAGAATACGGTAATATTTACTTGTGTTTTGTTGGCTTGCATTCGTCCCTATTAGAATATTGATATACGCCGAACGGTTTCCTCGTTTCAAACGTTGAACGAGCGCTTCATGGATCTCTTTGCGGAGTTTCGGAAATTGCATACGAACTCTCATATTATGGTTCGTCGTTGACAAACGACGAGCCTCCCGGTACTTTATCGGAAACAAACGACCCGTGCGTGCAGCCGTGAGTACATTGTTTCGAACGCGCTGAGCGATGGCGTTCCAGGCGCTTTTGTGCATCTCGGATTTCGTGCGACTCCGCGTCTTCATACTGTACGACGAGAATAAATCTCTCATGGATCAGTAACGATGACGACGACGTCTGCCAGTCGAACCATAGCTGCGAGGCGAGTCGCGAGCGCTCGATACAGTAAAAACGCTGCAAATCAACTCATAAGTAATCTCGGACGTCAGGTCAATCTGAACAATGCAAAGAATGAACTCCGCAAGGCGATCCAAAACATCAAGAATGAAATAAAAGTCAGGTATGCACGGGGTGAATTCGTAGGTGCATATAACACACAACAATTTCGTCTTGAGAGTGTTTTGAATCATGTGAACCGAAAGTTACGTCTCAGAGGTCCACCTATCCAACGACATTTCAGTCTACAAAACTTCAGTCGTATCAATGCTCATACGAATGCCTTGAAAAAATACGGTATGTCGGCATGGAACATGTACACGAACGAAATGAACAAACTGATCAAAAAGTATCACATTCCACAGTCAGGAAACTACCGTCGAAACCTCGCCATAAAAATGATCGAGGCGAACCGTGAAGCTCGGAACCAATTGGCGCGTCACTACGGACTTTTGTGGGAGATGAAGACGGGTGCGGGTCGATGGAAACGAAGAAAAACCTCAACCTAGATGTTCAAAAGAAAATCTCCGTAAAAGAATATGGTACACATTCATAGAGCGGCTGAACGCGGAAATTTGAATCACGTCAAAGAGCTTCTGAACCAGGGCGTTCCCGTGAATTCTCGTGATGTTCGTGGTTGGACACCACTTCACTATGCTTCTAGTCGTGGACAATTGAATATCGTTCAGGAACTTCTTAGGCGCGGGGCACATGTAAATGCTCGTAATAATTTTGGTCGAACACCACTTTACTGGGCTGCTCATTATGGTTTTCTACCTTACGGGCGCCGCTCTCCCGTTGTTCATGAACTCATGAAAGCCGGCGCGAATCCAAAATACAAGAACAGAAGAGGAAAAACGCCTTACACCGCTTCATATGTCACATCGACTCGGAACGCCTTGAAAACTTCGCGCCCCGCCTCGAAGTGGTTAGAAACCACGAGAAAACGAAAACTGGAACGTCAAAAAGTAGCCTCTCTCGTAGCAATGAGACCTCTTCCCTTGAATATCAAACGCCGAATTTTGTCCAACGCAGGGCTCAAAAAGAAATCTACGGTAAAAAGTAAGGATGGACATTCATGAAGCGGCTTTTGTAGGAAATTTGAATCGCGTCAGGGCGCTTTTGAACCAGGGCGTTCCCGTGAATGCACGTAACGATGGTGGTTGGACAACGCTTCACACTGCTGCTTTCACTGGACACTTGAATATCGTTCAGGAACTTCTTCGGCGTGGGGCGCGTGTCAATCCTCGTACTAATTATTATTCGACGCCACTTCACTACGCTGCTCTACGAGGACACTCCCGCGTTGTTCATGAACTCTTGAAAGCCGGTGCGAATCCAAAATATAGAAACCGGCACGGAAATACGCCTTACAATCGAACAAGGTCGACATCAACTCGTCACGCCTTGAAAACTTCACGCGCCGCCTCGAAATGGTTAGAAACCACGAGAAAACGAAAACTGGACCGTCAAAAAGTAGCCTCTCTCACGGCACTGAGACCTCTTCCCTTGAATATCAAACGCCGAATCTTGTCGAATGCAGGACTCAAAAAGAAATCTCCGTAAAAGAATAAATGGCATCCATTCATGAAGCGGCTTATGTAGGGAATTTAAATCGCGTCAAAGCGCTTTTGAACCAGGGCGTTCCCGTGAATTCTCGTGATGGTCATGGTTGGACACCATTTCACTGGGCTGCTGCTTCTGGACACTTGAATATCGTTCAGGAACTTCTTCGGCGTGGGGCGCGTGTCAATCCTCGTTCTAATTATGGTCGGACACCACTTCATATAGCCGCTTATTATGGATACCCTCGCGTTGTTCATGAACTCTTGAAAGCCGGTGCGAATCCAAAGTTCAGAAATCGGATAGGAAATACGCCTTACAATCGAATATTTCATGTATCGGCTCGGAACGCCTTGAAAACTTCTCGTGCCGCCACGAAATGGTTAGAAACCACAAGAAAACGAAAGCTGGACCGTCAAAAAGTAGCCTCTCTCACGGCACTGAGACCTCTTCCCTTGAACATCAAACGCCGAATCTTATCGAATGCAGGACTCAAAAAGAAATCTCCGTAAAAGAATAAATGGCGCCCATTCATGACGCGGCTCTGACCGGAAATTTGAGACGCGTCAGGACGCTTTTGAATCAGGGCGTCCCCGTGAATTCTCGTGATGGTCATGGTCTGACACCACTTCACATGGCTACTAATGCTGGACGACTGAATATCGTTCAGGAACTTCTTCGACGCGGGGCGCGTGTCAATCCTCGTTCTAAATATGGTCGGATACCACTTCATATAGCCGTTTCTTATGGACCTCCCCACCTTATTCATGCATTCTTGAAAGCGGGCGCGAATCCAAAGTTCAGAAACCGGGGAGGAAATACGCCTTACAATCGAATATTTCATGTATCGACCCGGAACGCCTCGAAAACTTCTCGTGCCGCAACAAAATGGTTAGAAACCACAAGAAAACGAAAACTGGAACGTCAAAAAGTAGCCTCTCTCACGGCACTGAGTCCTCTTCCTTTGAATATCAAACGCCGAATCTTATCGAATGCAGGACTCAAAAAGAAATCTCCGTAAAAGAGTAAGGATGATGCCACCCATTCATGACGCGGCTTATGTAGGAAATTTGAGACGCGTCAGGACGCTTTTGAATCAGGGCGTTCCCGTGAATTCTCGTGATGTTCGTGGTTGGACACCACTTCACCACGCCGCTCAAAGAGGACGCTTGAATATCGTTCAGGAACTTCTCAGACGCGGAGCGCGCGTGAATCCACGCAACTCTGCACTTCGTGTTGCGATGACACCACTTCATTTAGCAGCATTCAAGGGAAACTCTCGCGTTGTTCATGCACTCATGAAAGCCGGTGCGAATCCAAAGTATAGAAACCGGCAAGGAGCTAATGCTTACAGCTATGCACGGTATAACAATGCGAATCCAAACGCTTTGAAAACTTCACGTGCCGCGACGAAATGGTTGGCGATGCATAGAAAACGAAAAGCGGAACGTATGCTTTTATCGCCTCGTTTGCTTGGATCGACACCTCTGAACAAGAATGCGATTCGATCGGTCGCTCGGTTCCTGACCGTCAAAAAGAAAAATTAGAGATGAAACCTTTTTTCACGATTCAAGAGTCGAGTCACACGAGCCTTGACCGTTTTGAGTCGATCGTACTCCTCGGCCGCCTCCTCCATCTCGAGTTCGAGACGGAGAGGCGTCAGAATCTGACGAATCTCATCTGCGCGCGTCTTTGCCGGACGCATCTTTGGTGGGTTTTTTTTGTAATCGTCCCATGCTTTTTTACACGCCTTGTGTCTCTCAAGAGTCGACTCCGAATCCGCTTTGAGACGTACAAGATCCTCTTGGAACTCCTCCATTTTCTCGTCGTGTAGTTTTTGTTTCTCTTCGTCGCTCATACGATCGTAGTATCCGAGCGCTGATCCCATGTGTTCATCGCACGCAGCGGCGAGACCGACAGCCGTCCCTGGAAATTCATCGCGGATCATATCCAATTCGCGATGTGCCTCCCCTTCGAAATAATCCAGAACCGCCTGTCGAGCCGAAGGCCATTCGGGATAATCTGCGTAATCACGGGCGGTTGACCGCCATCGACACCCGTCCGCGCAATAGACACGATCGTTCGCATCGAGCGCAAAACAGATGCCCCACCCCATTTGTATAAAAATGCGTCTCATGGCTTTATTTCTTGGAACGAAGTGAATACCGGTGTCCACGAACGAGAGACCCCCATTTCTTTCGTTCGATTCTTCCTTTGGATCCCGAAGGAATACCTCGCGTCCATTCGGCGCCGAGCGAACGCATGATCCGTGTACTGATAGGGGGTTGACCAGGGAAGACAAGGTTATTCAAATTCATGCCGTATTGCCATAAAGGAACACCGGCGGAACGCGCCGCCCGGACCGCATAGGTCCGAAGTCGGGTTTGGTATCCTTGTTTACGGGCATGTAGACTCGTTCGTCCGTACGCGAGTTCAACACCTCGACCGTTCGCCGACGGTTCGAAGTTGACGATAGCCGCACCGTTCGCGTACGATATTCGAATATGGTTTTTTTTACGAGATTCGATGTTTAAATTTGTGTTTCCTTGTGTTACATCCAACAGGTGATTCGCGAACCGCTCAAAGGGTCGAAGGACCATATGCTCTACACGGAGATTTTTTTCTTGAACACAAGTAATGAGTTCCCCCCTCGTAAAGACACGTAAACAGTACCTGAACATAATGACCAGAGCTATCAATGAACTCGAAAAGTATCAGTATAAGAATACGGGAAATCACCCGATGAATAGACTTACGTATCAAAACATCCAAAAACTGAAAAAAATGGTTTCAAACGCGCGTACACCCACGAACGCGAACAAAAAACCGAATTGGGAGAATTTGTATTCGAATAACCACGAATACAAAATCCGATTCGCTAACTTTAACAAGAGTCGTGTGTATTTTAACGTAAACAAAAGGTTTCCGGATGGAAGCGTGTCTGAATGGGTCATGACGATTCCTAATAATGAAAACGAATCGGCATGGAAAAGTTATGGACGGCAAGAATTTGGTAGTAAACGCGTCGCTGCAGCGATCACGATCCAGCGTGCGTTTCGAAACAAAAAAACGAAAGGACCATTCAATTCAAGAGAAATGCAAAACGTACTCGTGAAACAGATTCTTCCGAAACTTCCAAAGAAAAATCGTATCGCCGTGACGAGTGCGTTTCGCGCGCCTTCTCAACTGAATAAAGAACTGAGAAACCGATCCAAGCGCGTCGATCCGTACTGGAAAGCGCTTTTAAATGAAATCACGCGACGATCGATCATGAAAGGGAAATGGGGCATGTTGACTTTCCAAGAAGCAAATCTGCTACGCGGACGGGGTATCGGACGAGGTGTTTCACCGAATACGCGAGTTTCGATCGTACGTACGATGCGTCGTCGTTGAAAAATTACTTCCAATAGTATCGATGAATAGCACCCTTCGGTACGAAATTTCCCATGTTATTGTTGCGCGTGACTCCTACGGCCATAACACCGGCTCGACGTAACGCATTGTTCAATTCGGAGTTTATATATGCCTGATTTTTAGGCACACGCGGTTTACCGCGTGATGGTGAACGAACTATTGGTCTAAACGACGTTCCGTTTACCGGTGTGAAAAAAACCACTTGATTATTTCCCCACGTAACTGACTTCTTTTTCTTCGATGGTGACGTTGGCATACTATTGAGAGCTAAAAAAAAGTCTCGATTCCAAAAGTCTTGAACACTTTTGGGCTCGAGGCCCCGAGACGAGCTCGGAAAACACGAACCGTTTTTTGAGTTTTTTTTGATTTAATTGGAGAACGCAAGGCCGCCCATGCCGGACTGGATGCGCAGGATGTTGTAGTTGACGGCGAACAGCTTCTGCAGAGGAGTGAGAACGTTGGACTTGAGCTGCACGGACACCTGGGCGTTATCAATGCGAGAGAAGTTGCAGGTGCCGGTCGGCTGGTGCTCCTCGGGCTGCAGCGCGAAGGAGTACACGTAGATACCCGGGTACGGGGTGCCGGTGTGGTACAGGTAAGGCTGCATCTGGTTGAAGTACTTGCCGTTCTGCTCCTTGAAGCGGTCCTGGCCGTTGAGAACCACCTTGAACAGGTGCAGAGGACCCACCTCGGTGGAACCAGCAGTGAAGTTACCATCCTCGATCCAGAAGCAGTTGCCGGTGAACTGCTGGGTCTGAGTCGCGGCCACGCTACCGGCGCCGTTCATAATCAGGGGGCGACCTGCTTGGTGGGGAATCTGCCAGTTGTTGGAGATGGCCATGGAAGCAACGTTGCACGTCACGTTCACGTTCGCCGTGTTGGAGGTGAAGTTCCACATGGCGTTCAAGTTCGAACCCTGGGTCGCCAGGGTCGCGCCAGGGGTCACGTTGGGGTTGGTGTAACACCAGATGAACTCCTTCACCGGGTGGTTGAAGCTCAGACGCACCAACTGGACGTTGGTCTCAGCGTTGGTGCCGGAGCTCGATCCGGAGAAGATGGTGTCACCACCGGTGTGCTGCACCTGCTCGATCAGGTACTCGTGACCCTTCTGGGCGAAGCGGCGACGCTCCTCCGTGTCCAGGTACACGTAGTTGGCCCACACCTCGAACGAGGCGGTGGTGTTGAAATACAGGCTGTAGTAGTTGGTCAGGTCGAAGTCCAGACGCACCTCGTGGTACTGCAGGGCAATCAGGGGCAGGTACAGGCCTGGGTTGCGGTTGAAGAAGAACAGCAGGGGGACGAACACGCGGTACTGGGTCGTGCCGCCCAGAACACCGGGGAATGTGGTCATCTTGCCCCACGCCATCTTATCAGCCTCATTCAGGAACAGCTCGGAGTACAGACGCCACCACACCTGGTAGTGCTTATCGATACGTTGGCCGCCAATTGTCAGCTCAACAGCAGAGATAGCACGCTCGGCCAGCCAGCACGTGTCGTACTGAGTGTTATTCGAAGTCAAGTTCTGGGTCGCGGGGGTCAGGGCGACGTGCATGTTGCCGACCAGGTCGCCGTTACGGGCGATAGTGACAGACACGCGACCGCTCGACGCCGGGCTACCATTGGTCGTCTGCTGGATCAACTCCATCGCAAAGTTGGTGTGACGCTTGTACACCGCCTGGAAGAAGGTCACCTTGGGCTGACCGGTAAGGTACACATCCTGAGCACCGTAAGCTACGAGTTGCATCAAACCACCTGCCATGATCGCTTGGTACTATGCCGCAAGAAAAAAAATTTGTCGCGTCAAACATCGCATGTTCTTTTTCTACGTGTACATCAATAATGGCCGATGATGAGAAGACAGTCGATGTTCCCGAGACGGTTCCTGAGGATGAGGAGTTGGGCGATGACATGTACGATGACGAGAACTTCGGAGAGGACATGCTCCTCGGTGTCTTGACCACAGAGGATGGTGAAAGTATCACGTCCGTCCTCTCAAACTTGGCGTCCTCGACCGAGGCGATCGCAAAGCATATAGAGAAACAGAACGTCATTCTCGTAAAGATTCTGACAGCGCTTACAAACAAGTAGACCTGACCTTAGCTTAATTGGTAGAGCATTGGACTGTAGTTCCAAGGGTCGCTGGTTCGATTCCGGCAGGTCAGACTGTTTTTAGATGCTCGCATACAACTTACCAAGCGGCGTCAGGGACCCGTCATCGTTAAATATAGCACTTGTCCCCATGTGTGGGTCCTCTGTATTCCGGGTCTTCCATGAGTACCTTTCGACGTATGACCGTGCGTCAAGACCGGCACACGCCTCGGTCATGAATCCTTGAACCAAATTGGGAGCGAACCCGCCTGGGAACTTTCCGGACCAATCGGCAACAGCGAATTCGGTAATCCACACGGGTTTCTGGTACTTGGCCCAAATAGCATCGATTTCTTTCAAAAATGAAGCCGAGTTTGGTGGAGCATACCAGTGAACGCAAATGAAATCCACCTTGGGTGCAGCATCCATAAACTGTTCGAGCCAACATCCCGCAGTCGTGGGGTTGCCGGCCGTTGCCGGACTTCCGATCCGGTCGCCGTAGCTCGTGACGTGTGACCACATCGTAAGTGCTTGTTGAACGGTCAAGTTTGACTGCGCAGCCCCGTCAGGTTCGTTGAACCCGAGCATGATGGGTGAGTCTTCCTGCGGCAAAGACCCTTTACCCCATGCCATGGGTACAAAGGGGAGGTCAACCTGTGAAGATCCATGGAGACCCCACGTATAGTACCACTTTGGATTAACTGACATCAATTTTGAAACAAAATTGGGGTCGGTCAAGTTGTATACGAAACCTTTCTTGTCACTCATTTGTTATGTTTGAAGATTTTTAAATAGGGAAACATATATATTGCTCTTGTAGCTCAGTCGGTAGAGCGTGAGGCTGTTAACCTCAATGTCACAGGTTCGAACCCTGTCGGGAGCGTTTTTTCATCCACGTCCTGTATGAAAAAACTTTTTTTGTACCAGCCATGCGAGAACCGCAATGATCGCCGTCCATCCGATGAGATGGTCGAGATTGTCCATGGCCTGAATCTGCGTGTCAGCCATCTTCTCGAATTCGTCTTTATATGGTTGCGGTTTGAACGGGAGCCAAAGGAACCGACCGAACGGAACGATCGTCGGCTTGAGTGATCGACATTGATATGCGTAATCGTACCACGCCATGGCGATGTATGGTAACCACAGGAGCAGTAAAAGAACAAACGTATTCTTCGGCGGGAGGAACCAGTATCCACCGGCAAGGAGTGCTGTGAAAATGATGCACTTTATGTTAAAGTGAAAAGGTGCGCCAGGAAAGATACCCCCTGCCATGATTAAAGTGTACACTTTAATCATGGCGATCGGATTCAAGCTCGATCCTGATTTTATTCGCGCAAATCTCCAAGCGCACGGTATTCCCCAAAGAAACATAAACGCCCTCGTGCGTATATTTTCTACGAAACCTCGGCCATGGAACCAATCGCTCGGTGCGTACCCTCGCGTGAAACAACGAATCGTGTCGTCCTATTTTCCTTCTCCGAGAACGCGGGTTCGTCGCGCGCTCATACGAAAGAAACGCGAAAACAATCTCGTGAACATCTTGAACAACGCGTTTCCTGTACACCGAAACGTATCACGTTCTATGGCTCGATACGCCTTGAATAAAAGTCCGCATACAGGCAAAAAAAATAATAGACGTTAATATGGAACCGAAGAATCTTGCCAAATACATAAACAACGAACTGAAGAAGATTTATACGCGTCAACTTTTGCGGTCTATATCGCTCGGTCTTCCGAACAAAAACACGAAGAAAAACACGCCGAAACGATCGGCATCGAAATAAAAAAAACATGCTCCGTCTGAATTATGGAGACGGTTCTGTATAGCCCAGGGGGGAATGACGAGTGTTACACTCCTGCAAACTACGTGAAACCCATACTTCCTTTTATTCCCCCGGGTGCGATCGTATGGTGTCCCTTTGATACCGAAGAATCTGCATTCGTCAAGGAGATCCGGAACGCGGGACACAAAGTCATTCATTCACATATACACGACGGAAAAGACTTTTATACGTGGCAACCGGACGACCCGTGGGATTGTATCGTGTCGAATCCACCTTTTACCGGAAAGAGACAGATTTTCGAACGAGCTTTGAGTTTCAACAAACCGTTCGCGTTGATCATGTCCAACACATGGCTCAACGATAGTGCGCCAAAGAAACTCTTCAAGGAGAAGGATCTCCAATTGATGATGTTCGAGAAGCGTATGGAATTCATTCAAAGAGACGATCGACCGAAGAACAAGGTGACATTCAGTAGTTCGTACTATTGCTGGGATTTTCTACCCAAACAGATTATTATGTCCACCTTTGAGTAAGAGATGACGAACACGCCGCCCAATTCAAAGCCACGGACGGCTACGTCGAAGAAGCCCAAGACCATTGCGAACCTCCATGCACAGGCGCAGCGTATCAATGCTGCGATACGAAAAGAGGCGAACGCTGAAAAAGCGCGTCAGGCGAAGCGTGCTGCAACCATTGCCAAACGACAGGCAGCAGTTCAGAAGCGCCATTATGAGATTGGAACCTTGGTTCGTAAGACGTACTTAAAGAACCCCGAGATTGCGGGACTCGTGACACAGCACCTTACCCCGAAGAATGCGAAAGCGGCCGCGACGGCATTTGGGTCCGCTGCGTTTGCACGTGCCGGTCGGAACAAACTCGAGCTTCTTCAATCGAATGTCCAAAGATATCAAAGTCTATGGCGTGCATGGTTTAAGGGTCTGACGCCGAAACAGCGAAAGAATCTCACTCGAAATGTGTACCATGCTATGAGTACATACCCTGGAGATTTGAACCCACTCCTCTATGGAACGCGTGGACTCGCTCTTCCGCTTCCTAAAAACGTCAAGAAAGTGACGACGAGTGAGCTCGCGCGTCGACGCCCGAATCAGCCGAACTTTCCGAACAACGCGAAAGGGTGGACGATTCAACGATGGCACGCCGAAGGGGTGAAGCGGAATAAGCTCATACAACGACACTGGAACCGGTGGGAAGGTTCACAACAAGCCTTGTACGATTTGTCTCGACCCGAAGTGAATGCCATCTTACGTCGCTACGGACTTCCGTTCTCGATGGCGAACGCGCGTCGAAACCTCATAGCTGCGCTCGGTCAGAACCGGCTGGAGCTGAACAGGTGGCTCACGCTGTCTCATGGAAATGAGCGTCGACACGTTCCTCTGAAAAAGTCTTTCAGAGCGGCGCTCGAATGAGATGAGCGCGTCAAGCATCTCCTTCAGCATACAGAATATTATCCGGGGTCTACTTAAAAATTTCTTGTGTTAGATCACCATGGTGGATGTACATACGATTGAACGCGAGAATAACCCTGAACATGTACACGAAATACGTATGGAGGTCTTACGGTCCGAGGTGTCGAGCCTTCCAGCCGATCGCCTCGAAACATTTATCGGTCAACTCGAGGAAAAGATGGGACTGACATGCAAAGGAGATCGGTTCGCTCCGCTGACGAACGGGTTTCGACAATTCTTCCGGGACGAAGAGCTCGACACGAACGGTATGCCGCACAATGTCGACCTCGAACGCATCCTCGAACAGAAAAGGCGTCTCGTGAACCTCTTCTCCGAGTTGTATCACCGATCGAGTGAACTGGGATTGAAAGATCAAGTGACACTCGATATTAACGGCGACGAATTTCGTCTGTCGTATCGCATGATGCGTCTCATCGAGACGGCGGACGATGCATACGAGATTATTTTCCGGTACGTCCGCTCGTTCGAACGTATCAATCATCCGACGTGTACGGCACCCGTCACGGACGATGTCGAACTGTCGATGTTTCGATGTAAAACCATGGATGAGGCGGATGATGATAATCAGCCTAGTCCGTTTCAGTGTTTGCTTCTGTATCTCTTGAACAAGGCGTACATCATGAAGATGCGTCGATACAAGGGGCAATGCTGTAAACAGATTGAAACGACCGACGGGTACTTGACCAAAGCATGGAAACCCGTCATGGAAATCAAGGAATTTGTGTATTTTTACACCCAAAAAGAAGACAAGTATGACATGTGGAGGAATCTCACGAGCAAAGGGAGTATCGTCAAGGATACGATCACGCACCTGACGTACTGTCGTGACATGCAGTTTCCCGAAATTAAAAAGAATCGTCACGTCTGGTCGTTCCAAAATGGCATCTTCGTCGGAAAGGAATGGAACGGAAAGATCTACACGTCAAAGTTTTATGAATACTCGAGTCAGGAGTGTCAGACACTCGATCCGACCATCGTGAGTTGTAAGTACTTTGATCTCCAGTTTTCCAATTTTGAACAGTATACGAATTGGTACGATATCCCGACCCCTCATGTACAATCGGTGATGAGTTATCAACGATTTTCCGAGGAGGTGTGTCGATGGCTCTACGTCTTCATGGGGAGATTGTGTTTCGATGTCGGAGATTTGGATGCATGGCAAGTCATTCCGTTCTTGAAAGGTATCGCTCGTTCCGGAAAGTCAACTCTGATCACGAAAGTATGTAAAAAATTTTATGATACGGAGGATGTTCGGACACTCTCGAACAATATCGAGAAGAAGTTTGGACTGTGGTCGATCCATGATGGTTTCATGTTCATCTCGCCCGAAGTCAAAGGTGATTTGGCGCTCGAGCAAGCCGAGTTTCAATCGATCGTCTCTGGTGAAGACGTATCGATCGCCCGTAAAAACGAAAAAGCACTGAGCATGTCGTGGAACGTTCCCGGTATCTTGGCCGGAAACGAGGTTCCCGGGTACAGAGACAACTCCGGATCCGTACTCCGTCGTTTGGTCACCTGGAATTTCGGGCGTCAGGTTGCAAAGGCCGATCCAAAGTTGGATGAAAAGCTTGACAGTGAGATCCCAGCCATCCTGTGCAAATGTGTTCGAGCGTACCTAGAGTACTCGCAAAAGTACAACAATGAGGATATCTGGAACGTCCTTCCGAATTACTTCAAAAAGGTACAGGACGAAGTGGCAAAACTCACGAATCCTTTGCAACACTTTTTGTCCTCGGAAAAGATCGTGTATGGAACAGACAAGTGTGTCCCTCAAAAGATCTTTGTCCAGTTGTTCAACGCGCATTGTGTCGAAAACCTTTTGGGGCGATGCAAATTCAACCCGGATATCTACGCAGGACCGTTTTCGTCTCGAGAGGTCGAGGTGCGAAACAGCACGTGTACGTACGGTGGTACGGCGTATACTGCGCAACCGGTTATTTACGGTCTAGATATCGTGACATCGGATGTAGCTATCCTCGACGTCTAAGGGATGTTTTTTGGTAAGTTGAGACTCTTATTCGGTGAAGTCATGGCGTTCAAGAGCTCCCGTTCGAGATTACGCATCTCGTTGGTCGTCGACGGCGAAGATGCAGGCGTCGCCGGTCGCACGCCTTTGTAGACGCGAAGGGCCGTGTACCAGTCTTTAGGTTTGTACACTTTGTACCCATTTCCCCGGAAGTATGTATTCATGATTGCCGTCCGTTCGTTTTTCGGAAGTGTATCAAAGACACGTTTATGACCGTTCCGTACGATGCGTTGATTCAAAGGATCGTTCGAGAAGATGTACGTACGTCCACCGACCGTCACGTTCGGCTTTCGAGCCTCCATCGGAGGACTTTTCGGCTTTATTGTCGCTTTACTTTTGATGCGCTGAAAAAGAACATTCTTCGACATATTGACACTGGCTCCTGCGTTATTGAGATTGCGCGCCACAGAGACGAGCTGTTCCTTTGTCAATTTCCTGTACGACTTGCCATTCACCTTGTTGTTTTGAACCGTATGGTTCATCGCATGTTTCATACCTGAAAAGTTTCCGTTTGTCACGCCGAACAAGTTTTGAACATGTTTTGGTACGCTCATACCCGCTTCAGTGTACCTCTTTTTCGCGGTGACGTATCCACTCTTCAGATTCTTGGGTAATTTGTAAAAATACGGTTGTCTTCCCGCCCCTGGTGCAATGTAATGACCGTTCAGACGATTGTTCCATGTTTTGGCCATCTTCGCCCCGGAACTCGCGCCGTACACTACAAAGGTACTACCGATCATGTTCTTGACATATTGTGGCATGTTCACACCGGCTTTTTGGTACGCCGTCGTGATCTTCTTTGCCGAAAGCCGCATGTTCCCCTTGACATTGTACAGGCGCGGCTTACCGTTCGGTCCCGGTCGAACGTACTTGCCAGCGTTCGGGACGGTAGCGTACCCGTTTTCGGCGATCGGATGACGAGAATTCAACTTGGTCGTGCGAAGATTTGCAAGCTTCTCGTTTCGAGTCTTGGATTTCATGGGTTTGTTCGAGTATCCAAGGTATTCCATAGTTCCATGTATAACAGCTACCTTTCTCTTGAAAGCACCTACCGGTGTCGCGCGTTCGATAAGTTGACGCATAACATCGACCGCCTGTTTCGGTTTGGACGCGCCGAAAATCTGAACCTTCCCACCGGTATACACGACGAGTTTCATCGCTGGGTGACTCCACGTGACAACCATCGCATTTCGAAGCTCAGGTTCATACGTACATTCACGCGGCGACGCCCGTGTGATATTCTCCAGTCGAAGCAACTTATTCACATACATCTCGGCGTCGAATTTTACGACCCGTATGTTCGAAGCACTTGATATGCCCGGACATACACGTTCGAGTTGTTTTGCGACGATACCGATGGATTTTCCAGACACCTGGACCGTTCCGCTCTCTTTATGGAAGATGGCGAACCCATGGGTCGTCTTTATATACCAATGCTTCACTTTGGACAAATCCCCAAGGATGCTGTGCGTTCGCGTTATTCGTGCGACGGGCGGCTTGTTCAGAAGGGCCCGGCCATCCATGGATACAAACCCACGCGGGAGCGTGGCCGGGATTACGAAACGCGACGGCGTGTACTTGAACATGACTGTCCGACTCGTGATGTTAGGTTCACTCAACTCATATGATGCTGTCCATGTCCGAGAACCGTTCGAATATGAAAAACTCTTATGCAGAGCGATCTTTTTATTGTCTCGGCGTTTCTGAAGTCTTCCCAGCACTTTGTCGATCGTATCGATCGCCTTGATTTTTTTCATCGTACGGTTGAAATTTGTCTCTCGCAGACGTCGAAACTCTGAAAGAGGTGACTCTGGCATTTATTTATACCCTAGGGAATAATTTTGAGAACATCAAATACCTTGTACACCATATTGTACAACTCATGTTGCTTTTCGGGGACGGACATGAGTTCGAGTTCAATCTGATACTCAACCTCATGCTCTGAATCTTTGTCATCCGGGTCCCCTGTGATTGCAGAAATATCTATCCGTAGATTTTTGCGAATGAAGGAGGATCTTTTGACGTTTCGGACCTTCACGTACTCTTCATCTTCTTTGTGTTCAACGTGCTGTTCTGTAGAAATTCCGAGTCGCACATCGAACGGTTCATCTTTCAACAGAACATCATTGACAAGGACACGCTTTTTGAGGACACACTCGACGATATCATCTTTTACGTTGTCATATGTCGCTCGCCGACCACCATCATAGTAAAAACGACTCGTATCTGAATCTTCGATGCATTCCCATCCATCATATTTCTTGAGACGACGAAGAACTCGATCGTACGTGTCTTTGGTTACGTTCGTATCAAAGCTACCACGATTCACTTTACCAAAACGAATCTCAATCTCGATACCCGGAGTCTTTTCATGCGCACGAATGATCTTCTCCCAAGAATTAAAGAGCGTTTCCATCTTCGTTTCGTTCATGGAAGTAACGCTGGATATCCTTATGTAATCTTTTTCCAAGGATGGTGAATTGAACAAGATTGTGTTTGTTGAGTCCGACATCGTTTAAAGGATCGAATTCTCCTTGCACAAGAATATCCCATCGTTCTCTGTACTTTCGGTCTTTGAGAGACCCATGCCAATGATGAACGATGGTTCCGTCAACCCATCCAAATTTCAGATGTTTAACCTTTTGTTGAAATATGGACAAAAGTACTTTGTAGTTTGTGTGTACGTTTCCGGGAGCACTATCGAGAACTCGGCCCATTAAAGCGTATGCCATGTGACGGTCGGCCGAACCGAGGATCGCCCAATCCAAAAGACGACCCATCGTCGTATACGCATGACGAGTGCATGCCCATGCGAACCCTGGATGCCAAAATCCATACTTGTCGTTTTTCGTGTACGGTGTACCGCTCGACACGAACATGTATCCGAAACTTTTGTCTTGTTTGATCGGTTCACCATTCGGTCCGAGATGAATAGCCGTCCGAAAACATTGAACGATATCGAACGTTTGTAATTGTCGGATCGTGTCTCGAGCCCATGTGTCACTGATGAAACTTATATCGGCATCTATCCATGCAACATATTTCCAACATCGAGGAAGATATCCTATCGCGATATTGATCAGACTTTCTTTGATCCAGAGAACATCGTTCGACGTCACTTTTATATGTTGATATATACCGGGTGTATATGGAAGTGGATTTTTCCCGATACATTCAATGACGACCAAACGAACATTGTTCGTTCCTGTGTATTGAGATACAAAGTTCAAAAAGAGACTTTGTCGCCTGTGAGATGAACAGAAATTGAAGTACGGGAGTATAACATACAGATGTTTGTCTTCACATGAGTTTCGAAAACACTCCATGCAGTTCTGATATGTATAAAGAATTTAAACTTTTACATTGTAATGTCAAGGGGTCTTCCGAATCTCGGAAACACATGTTATCTCAACTCGGCGATTCAGTGTCTCGCTCATGTCCCGGAACTTACGAATCACCTTTTCAAAAATACATACGATGGTCCGTGTCCGGTGACGAAAGAGTACTCGAATCTCTTGGAACGTATGTGGAAAGGAAGCGACTCGGTCGATTCCCGGTCGTTTTATAGAGTCTTCCTCGAAAAGTTTCCGAAATTCACTCGTTTTGCCCCCCATGATGTTCAGGAGGTTGTTCTTGAACTGATTGACACGTTTGAGAATTCGCTCGGAAAGGATTTGATCCAGGACATTTTCAATGGAAAAGAGGTCCAAGAAGTGACGTACCCGAAAGGAATCTCGAAGAAGGAGCATGGGATCACGATCATCGTCGTGACACCGAAAACATCGGGTCAAACACTGCACAGTTTGTTTCAAGACCGAGAAGGTTCAGATGCGTTTTCCGGATACATCGATGACGAAGGAACCCGGTGGAATGCAGCCGTCACACGCACGTACATTTCAGAGATGCCACGAACCTTGATCATCTCGTTCAGTCAGTACAATGCAAAACATACTATTCAGATTCCGCAGAGATACAACGGCTACGCGTTGTTCGGACTTGTCATTCATTACGGAACGACGCAAGGTGGACACTATGCCGTCTACGTTAAACATAAGAATATATGGAGGTACATCGACGACGATACGGTGGTGGAAAAAGAACCACCCGAGACAGGAGAGTACTATATGGCGTGGTATAAAAAAATAGGTCGTGTTTCGACCAGTGCCGACGAAACCTCTCCCCCTTCAGCGTAAAAGAAAAATGGATCACGAAAAATTTGAACGAACGAAGAAGAAGTTTTGCGAATACACGATTCGCCTCAGGGAAGAACGACCGAAGACGATGATCATCCCCGCACAGCCAGTCCAGGAGAAACGCAAGAAATGCACAGCTCGGACCCTTGAAGGAAAGTCATGTCAGTTTTTTGCAGCACCCGGTTGTTCAGGGTTTTGCAAAAAACATTTCTCAATGATGTAATAATAATGTATGTTCAGGCACTTCTTGTCAATGCTGCGCTCATCCTTGTCATTCCCCGAGTCATCCAAAAACCTATAGGTGTTCCTGTCATTGACGAATTCGTGACATACCTTCGCGCCCAACAGAGTTTTCTCGTGTCCTCGACGCTTCTGCTCGCACTCGTCTTGTATCTTACACAGTATTGGATCGAGTCTGGAGAAGGAAAAGCTGGTCCGGATACTCCATCGTTCGACGGACCTCATCCATCAAAGATGAAGTGAATGAATGGTCCCATGACGTAATTCGTTCGGTCGCACACGTTCGCATGTGTTGCACGAGATCGTCGAGACGAGGATTTCCCCACAACATATCCTTCGTATACAGGAAATCGTTCGTTCCGATGGGAACGAGAACGTCCGCTCGGACGACGAAGGGTGTTTGTACATACTCAGAGAGACCACCATACGATGCTATGATGACTGGTTTTCCTCGAAGTGCCGCTTCGACTGCTCCCATTCCAACCCCCTCGGAATGCGACGAGTTGACGTAACAGTGACAAGACGCGTGTACTTTTTCTAAATCTTCGTCGCTCAACAGGCCGTTAATCACATCGACACGAGGTATACTGACTTTGACTGGTGTGTGACATGTTGCCTTGATTACGAGTCGCGTGTCCTGCATGTTTAAACGTATGAAGGCTTCGATGAGCAATCGTACGTTCTTTCGAGGATCAAGAACATTTCCTATAGTGTAAAACGTGTACGGCTCCGTCACGCGTGGAGCTTGCACGATTCGAGGTGCATCCCAATGTCGTAACAGAGACCAATGTCCTTGCGGAAACTGACGTTCGAGGATACGTTTACAGAATTCACTCGGGACGAAAAGATGCTTGTATCGAGTGACGAGATCCTGGTACTTTGGGTGGACCGTTTCCGTCTCACAGACCGTCATGTACACACGTCGGGTACAACGGGTCATGATTGAATCAATCTGATTCAAATGGACATCGATCGGAAGGACAAAAGCAAAACCGATGTCATACGTTTCTTGTGACGGTTGTTCGGAAAATTCGATGTATTCACCATGGACAAGTTGAGCATACCGATACGTCACTTGGCCTATCCCAGACAGTTTACTCGGACCGATAAAGAGCCATTTCATCGTATATACATGTATAAAAAATATTAGTTTTAAGTATGGCCGAGACGAAACGCGATTTGCTGATACGTCTTACAGGAAAACCCATGCATCTCGTTCTCGGTCACGGTGCATACAGTAAAGTCACCCGACTGTTTTCCGTTCCGGACAATACGTTTTTCATCTTCATATGTAAAGCGAGTCGTTGGCTTCCGCAAGCGATCGTCAATGACGATTTTTATAAACTCTTTCGAACGACGCGCGCTATCCAACGTATGATCCGATACCCGCAAGTTCGAGTTCCGGATTTCATGGAGGATTGGAGATTTCGAACTTACGGACCTGGTGATCAATGTCCGGATCTGCAACTCAGTTTCAACGATCCCGAATGGCCCGGGATGGGCTCACATTTTCTTCCGCTTCGGATTTACGACCACCTTCGAATCATCAAAGGGGGTGGTAACGGTCTCGAAACCAAAATGTCCGACGTGCGTCCGAACAGCGGGATCATGTTCATCGTCGCGTGTCGTGGCGTCGAAGAAAGTACACCGAATTCGGTGAACAATATAAAGAAAAATTACGTGTTTCCGCGCGGAAGTTTAGAGGCTGCTATTCAAATGCAGAATCGAATTTCGTACCGGTTCTTCAAACGACGCCGTGAAAATACATCACTTCGAAAAAACAAAAACGTCCCTTTGGCCAAGAGAGGAAGAAATCTTCTCCGTAGATACTAATGAGTAGCACCTCGTTATTCGGAGGACCTCGACCGCGCCGAACGAGTCTTCTTCATCGAAGACCAGTACGTCAGTTTCATCGTCCGAAGAAAAACCGTACACCACGCCCGCTTCCAGGCGTTTCACCGAAAAGTCTCAGAATGCTCACCGCCGAACGCTTTTGGAATCGTTCGCCGATAAAGGGACAACGATACCTGAAAACTACCGGAGGAATGGTGAACGAACACAACTTGTACATGAATATGAAAAAGAACCTCAATACAGAACGAAACAAACGAGCCGCTCAAACACGTGCGCGTCAAAACGAAGCGGCCCGTCGGATCCAACAGGCATGGCGACACACAAAAAGAACACACACCCCTCAGAATATGCAAACCATGTACGTTATGCAAATGATCTCAAGAACACACCCAGGTTTCAGACAGCTTCTGCGTAACATCAACTGGAATCAAAGACTACGTACATTCAACCTGACTCCACAAGAAATCGCAAATGTACGCCCCCACATCCATTACTATTTGTGAATAGATCGAACGAACACACAAAGTTCCCTCATAGAACTCACTTGGGGACACCATACGGAATGGTCCTTGTCTTCTGCAAAATGAAGACATCTCCAATCATCCAAGAATCGTACAGTTCCGAGATTCTTGAGTGAATCGTCGACCAAAATTTTCGGTTCGCTCGCTTGGAAAAGGTAGGCTTCAGGATCCGGTTTCAAGGGAGAGTCCATGGGATTTCCGGGACACCGTATATTCACGTCGTCGCCGATGGCGAGTGCGACTTTTTTCGCCCAGTTCCACGGTGCATTCGTGAACAGTTTGAGTTTCCATCCTTGTGCTGTGAGCGAATGCAATTCGGCAGCTTCATCCTGAAATTCCTTCGTTGACAAGACCTCGGCCAAATGATCGAGTAATTCCTTGTCATACACCTTTGTGTTAAAATCTCGCGTATCCACGTTGTACCGCGCCTGTAACCCTTTTGCTGTATGTCCATGCGAGAGGTAAAGTGTTCTGTTCGTTTCGTTTGGATCTTTACATTCTGGAAGTTTTGAACGCACGTACGAGACGCAGTTGTCATTGACATGTTTCATAAGACGGGGATTTCGAACAAGCACCCCATCAATATCGAGTATAAGAGACATGTGTTTTTTTTTGCAGCGTATTTTTTTAACACGTTGAATACATACGTTTCGCGTGTGTATGTGCACGACATGTCGGGCATTTACCACCTTGCAGTCGAAACGCGCACGTATTACAGATCAAATGTCCACAAGGATCTAAGAATATATCGACATGCTTGTCGAAACAGACCGGACAGACGAAACGATTGTACATCTCGGAATTCGTGTCGCATAAAATCTTATACATGGCTTTGACTTTTCCGGCAGCCATAGATACATCCTCTCTGAGTTGAAGATACTCTTGCGATTTGAGACGTCGTTCGATCATATCATTGAAAAACGCTCGGAGATCGTCCGACAATAGATTATCATGGGCAAGTTGAATGTGTCGGATATCATTCGCGAAATCTAAAAATATATTCTCCTTCTTCACGAGATCAATTTTCGCTTGAGTATATTCATTCTTAAAACGTCCGAGAATCTGTTCGAAACTTTTCCAATAGTCTTCGAGTTCAACATCGGTCGGTGGTACGGGTGTGACTCGGTTCGTACCACCGACGGAAAGTGCGAGTAAAGCTGTACTGAAAATGGATGCCGACATATTTTTTTAGTGTTCGTCATCCTTATCATCGAATTTAGACCGAACAACCTTGAAAGCGTGTGCCTTGGCTGTTTTCTCTGAGACCTGGTAATCGGACTGCATGGTCGACTCGTACACTTGCTTGTACAGACGAGTGCCCTCGATCTTCTCCTTGATTTCCTGACGCGTCTCCTTCAAGAGACGTTTGAGATCATTCTCACGCTCGACAAACTCACGGATGTGTTCCATATCCATATTGATATCTCATGAGCTACTTTTCTTTAAAATAATATTGATTCAAAGGGATATGGAACGTTTCCTTGAAAGAATAGCACGGTTCTGTGATACGCGCGAACGCAGGATCCTTGGGTTTGATATGGACATGAGTATCAAACTCAAGTTTCCTCCACATAAAGTTGGGAAGATCGCATGTGACCTTCCTCCGTTTACTATTGGAAAAAGTGACATCATTCCGAACGATCATACACGCTGGCTCGTATCAAAGGGTGCAGGACGAAGTACGGGAGTTCATGTACAGAGAACAAGTGACGAAGACGCGTACTCAATAAACGATATTCGTTACACGCATCATTACGATTACGTTACCGGACAGGTTAGGATATATCACGATGATACTCGGGCGTTCGAAGAGTACATTTCAACGGCCCATACCGGTTGAACCGAACCCTTGGTCGCCTCGTGTCGTCTCGTGCATGCATGCAACCTCGACGACATCCGCCTCGACAAAAGACTCGAGGATCAGCTGTGCGATACGGTATCCAGGCTTGATGAAAAAAGGGACACGCATGTCCGTGTTCACCAGAACAACCTTGATCTCTCCGGTATAATCCGGATCGATAACTCCGGCCAAGACATCCAGGCCGTGTTTCACCGCTAGTCCGGAACGCGGTGCGATTCGACCATATGTTCCGGAAGGGCATTGAATACTGATACCGGTCGAAACGACCACGCGGTGTCCCGGAAGAACGACGTATCCGTCCGTGCTGTACAGATCGTACCCAGCAGACTTTGGGGAACCACGTGACGGAAGAATTGCATTATCGACCAAGCGACTCACTTGAAGAGACATTATGGTACATACGCGGTGAATGTTTTTATCTGTTTATAGTATAAAATGTGTGACCGTGAACGGTACTTGATCAAAGTTGACAGTACCAATGCTACGTCCGGAACATCAAACTCGTTCGTCGTGTACCTTCCCATCCCTCTCTTGAACGTCGTGAAAGTGGAAGTCCTGAGCGCCTCCATCACACCGACGTCAAACTCTTCCCCTGTGTTGTATCTTCACGCCGAAGAACTAATCTCAAAGTTTTTGAATCGAGCCACTGTCAATTATTCATTCTCGGCCAATTCCAACGTTCTGTCGAGTGTCGGGACGCTCTCAGCTTCTCTTACGAATGAAAGCAAACTCGCTGAGGCGCTGGTCGCTGTACCGGTCGATACGACCCGTGCATCGGCCTCTCCGGTTATTTACACGACGGGTGGTTTTTTTCCGACGGTCGTCGATTACATCGATCCGATCCGTCAAGTGAGTAAGTTGACGATCAATGTGTACAACTCGACAGGCGCACAGCCAGCCATGTCCGGTCCGACGTACATCACGTTTCAGTTTGAGTGCGCGAAGAAAAATGCTCGACAATATTAGATTGTATCTTCATCTTCCCGCTGAAACACTGAAATCATAAGAGCGACTGCGATCGTGACAGAGAGATCATCGGTTGCCACCTGGACGATCCGGTCCGGTGTGAATTTCTGATGATGGATGACGACGTCGTTCAATAGTGAAGGAACGAAGGATATCGCTGACGACCGCATTACATGTCGTTCGACAAACCGACTCGTATGTCGAACGACAGGATTTCTTACCGTGCGAATGATGTGTAGACGAACACACCTCATCTTACTTCTTTCTTTACAGAATTTTTTTATGCTGTTTAATTTGACGTATGATCTGTCGGGCGTGCTGAAATGCCGCGTGACTTTTACCACCCTGTATATTTTGAACAAACTGACGAACGACGGTCGATGGATGGGAGCCTTTGACTTTGATGAGAGATGCTACGCGTGCCGTATCCTTGAGTCCCTTTTCGGAACGTTTTCCGACCAACGGGTTGCGCGAACGAAGCGTCGGATCCTTCGTGGCGAACGACGATGCGAGTACGGCCAATACATCTTTTGACAGGTACTTCAGACGTTCGATCGGCATCCCGAAATACTTCGAGTACTCGTGATGTAAAATTTCGCGCCGTATACCGGGGACGTAGGCGAGGGTCGTATCGACGAAATCGACAGGTCGAGGGATCCCCGGAAACCGAAGCGCATATGACACAACGTGGTACACGCGCTTGCGTGTTGTCGGAAAAAACCGCGCTGGGGGTACGAAATCATGAATCACGATACTCGGTTCCATTCCGTAATATTTTCCGAGCCAACGTACGAACCCGAGGATATGACTGTACATGATCTGGCGCATAGCTCGAACCCGTACACGAACGCCCGTGTGACTTTTGATCTTCTCGGTCGTCGAAAATGTGAAATCGAAATCTGTCGTTCCGAGGACTTTCGGTGGAGCTTTGAGGGCACGAGCCTCGAGATACAACTTGACCGCCATACCACCGCCGAGATAAATCACGAACCCTCCGTACGGTCGAGTCAGACGTGTGTGTCCGCGAGAATATTCGATGAACAGTGACGGAAGCGCTTTGATGACGTCTTGCGTCCCAAAGACGCTCCGTACGGGTGCGCGTAGATTTTTCGGAAAAACACGTGTAAGTGTTTTCATGGGTGTGCAAATCATAACCTCGGCGTGGAATCGCCCCCCGTGAAACACGGAGGGTTTCGATGCAGAATAGAATCCATCATATTTGCGTGGAATCAAAAATTCACGCGAAAACTTTTCAAAAGTTTGACGATCGAGCACATCGACACTGAGACGTTGTCCGGGACGCGTGTTTCTCGAGACGCCTGGAAACCGTTCTCGACCACCGAGAACCTTACGGTACGCCAAGAGTTGACGAGCCCGCGTCGTTCGTGTTCCGAGCGCGAAACGAAGCATGAGACGCGTCGATTCAGACACTCCCTTTGTTTTGAGTACGCTCCTAATAGATTCGTTATTGAAGACGAACATACGAAGCGGTCGTACTGTCTGATACGTCGCGACGTGTCCGTACGCCGCCGCAGTCTTTCGATTCAAAGTGACGAAGAAATTATCAGTTCGTCGAATGACACCGATGTTCGGTGGAAATCCTTTGTAGACCCTCGTCCCTGCTGGAATTATAGTCTCGTACATCTGATTTATAAAGAGAAATTTTTCTTCGTACAAAGTATGACTTCACGGGCCGTTCAGAGATACATCGCACTTCTCATGGAATCCAGGAATCAGGCACATGCCTATCATCTGACTACCACTTCGTATGCTGAACATAAAGCTCTACAAAAGTACTACGAAGGTATCGTTCCCCTGTTTGATTCGTACGCCGAAGCATACATGGGAAAGAACGGACGTCTCGGACGGATTTCATTGATACGTCGTCGATCTTCGCCCAAAGATCCTCGAGTTTACTTTCGAACTCTGGTTGCGACCATACGACGCATGAAACTTCCTCGGAACACGGCGCTTCGAAGCATTCAAGATGATATTATGGTTCTGATTCGATCCACCATGTACATGCTTCATCTCCATTAAAGCTTCTCATCTATAAAGAAAGTAATGATCGTCGACACCTTCATGTTCTATAACGAACTTGATGTTCTCGAACTTCGTTTATCCATCCTGGACCAATACGTTGACACGTTCGTGTTGGTCGAGTCAGAGGTGACGCATATCGGAACACCGAAAGAGTTGTACTTTGAAAAAAACAAAGAACGGTATGCACGTTGGCTTCCGAAGATCAGACACGTCATAGCACGTGACATGCCGACCGATAACGATCCCTGGTCCCGCGAAAAACATCAGAGACATTGTGTCCTCGAAGGACTCGAGGATATCCCAGACGATGCGACCATCATGATTTCGGACGTGGATGAGATTCCGAACATGAACGTCGCTCACATGATCGGGAACAAAACGACAACGTGTCACATGCACATGTTCGAATACTCGTTCAAGTATACATTCACAGGTGAACCGTGGTTCGGAACTGTTATGACGTCATGTAAAGAATTCAAAGCGCTCCAACCAAACTTTTTCAGGGACTTTCGTTGGCGTTTCGCCACCATCCCCTTTGCCGGATGGCACTTGAGCAGCTTCGGCGATGCGGATATGGTGTACAAAAAACTCAAGACGTACGCACATGCCAACGATCCTGGACGGGAGCATCAGACACTCGAGAATATCAAAAAGTACATCGAAGAAGGCATCCACCATACAGGCGGACGTCTCATACATACACCACCGGACACTCGTATGCCTCCTCGGTATCCGTGCGATGCGAAATTCTATCTATTCTTCGGATAAAATTTATTGGACTTGTATCATTCGAAGCTCTTCGTAATACGATGACGAACCGATCAGTTGTGCCTTGAGTCCAAGAAGTCGTTTGATTTCATCCGGATCGAACCAGCGAAAAAACGCTCGCTTCTCTCGAATGTTTCGAAGTTGAACCGATTCAAGATTCATACGTGAATCCTTGATCGCCTGACATACGGGCCACGTCGAATCACGCAACATGGCAAGATTTCGTTCGAGACATTCGAGACGAGGGAGGACGTTTTCGCGAAACAAAAGCGTCACTTCGTTGTTCCAGTGATCGTCCGACATAAAATTAAAAGACACGATATTCTTAGATATGCTTCGTTTAGCATGCAGTCGTATGCCATTGTCGCTGTACAATCGTTTTTTGATCGCATACATTTTAGCTCGGGGGTGGTCCGATTCGCATCAAGAAAATCCCCGCAATAATAACGAACAACCCGACGTACTGGTGCCAGTTTGTAAGACGTTCTCCGAGAATAACAAACGCCGCAATGGATTCGAGTACAGCCGATACCCCGTCCCACATGCCATTCACGAAAATAACATTCGACTGTTTGAGACTGACTATGAGGAAGTATACGACCCCGACATATCCAGCGAGACCACCGAGAAGATTGCTCAACTTGTTGCTTCGTGCAAAGAACTTCAAATGAAAGTCGCCGAATATTTCGGCGATCGACAGGATTATCAAATTGAGGGTGAGACTTTTTGAACCGAGCATTTTTTCTTGGTTTGTTACAGTAGAAGAAAAAAAAATGCAATTGTGGAAATGGACGCTTTTGATAGGTCTCCTGTTCCTTATCATGTACGATCCAAGTACGCGTACCATGTCAAAATATTTTGATGACTCTAGATTAGAAAAGGGAAATGTCTTCGTACGTACGAGAGAAACACAAGGCGATAGCGGTTCCAGTGACGATGATGAATGATCGTCCACACATGCTCATAGTCCATGATCGACGATATAACGAGTGGACTTTCGTGACGGGCGGGTGTCGCCGTCGCGAAGTCTACAACCCGCTCCGATGTGCGATCCGTGAACTCCACGAAGAAACACGAGGAATTTTGGATCTGAAAAACGGGGCGTATTCGTATTTTCGTTTCACGACCAACTACAAAGGTCCTGGAGATTCCGAGGCTGATGCAGACACAGTCAGTGTCTATCACGTCTATATCCTCGATGTGCCTTTAACAGCCATCGAACAAAAATACATGGTTCAGCGATTCAACGAAGAAAAAGTGAAAATGGAAACATCACAGGTTCCTTTCAAAAAGAACCACGATGAAAACACGGCGCTCATGTGGGAAACGCTCGAGGGTATCTCAAGCAAACAAAACCTCTGGATTCTCGTTCGTGAGTGTGTCTTGAACAACCCGGACTTTACAAAGGCTCTTTTTGCGTCCGAAAAAACACCGTTTTATCTTCGCTCATAAATAGGAATGACTCGTTCGAAACGTGCGTTTGCTGAACTGTACGCTGCAGCACAGAAACGTGAACCTGACCAAGCATATATCGATGAACTCTGTCAAAAGTATTCGGTGGTCGAACTCATATATGAGATTAAAAAACTCGAGGAGAGTGTTCAGGAGCCTCCCCCAGTACCGGAGCAGATGGCTCCGGAACCACCCCCAGCAGCACCACCATCGCCTAGAGCACCGTCACCGGATCCAGTAAAAGACTTTTTGGTTGACATTTGGAGTCGATTATCTTCTTGATATCTAGTAACTATGAAGGACGCTCTTCTTTTCGCCGTCGCAGCCGCAACGCTCTATGTTGCTCTGACCTGGTCGTATGCAGGGTACAAGTCAAAATCCGAAACGGACTCGGTTGCCGATCGGTTCAACGAAAATCCTCGTGTGAATTTCGTCTATTAGAAAAACAAATTGTAAATTAAGGAATGTCGATAACATTCGTTCGCCCTCCCCCTCCTGTACGTGTTGTTTCAGGAAGGGAAGGTCGTAAATGGTACACATTACATTCACATTCGAATAACGTGTTTGCATGGACACTCGAAGGGAATTCCATGAAAACATCGACAGTCGCGTTCGCGCGACGTCAAGATGCATCGTTCATGGCTCGTCTTATCGAGAGATATGTTGTTCGTGAAAAGGAATGGCCGGATGTTTCGCTCGCTGAAAAGGTGTTTCGTATATACGGTTCTGATATCATAAACTCATATGAAGAAAATGGGTTCATCGAAATCAAGTCGTGGAGCTACAATGATCTACGTGTCTTTTGCGCAGAGTCATATCTCGACATGATTACGTTGAAGAAGATTACGAAAAAGGCTCAAACTTTTGTTTTGTCCGGAGAACTCAATTCCCTGGATGTTCCGGTGAGTTTTTATGTGGAACGGTTGAATTATTTGCTCGGAATGTAAGCTTCGCTGGTGAGAACCGCTTTCGCGTACGCCATCGCGAGTACGAAATGAATATGCGGCCAGTCCAAAGCTTCGAGTTCCGTAAGTTTAAGTTTCATAGGATTTTCATTCACAGACTTTACGATATTCGTATGTTCATTTAGATTTTCTGCAAGAACAGTCATGTTTTTTAGCCATAGAACATGACTCTGATTGTTCGGATCGAACACTTTAATGAATCGAGATGTTACGGACATTTTCTCTGTTTAGGATCATATACTTTAAGAGCTGTACAACACCGCACCCATACCGTTCTGGATACGAAGGATGTTGTAACTGACCGCGTATACGTACAGGGACGTGACGACCGCGCCACCGATGGTTGTTTCGGCGTTACGAGCGATGTTGGACATCGTGATGTTGGGTGGGGTGATGATACGGTACGTATCAATACGTGAGAAATTCACAGACCCAGTCGGCTGAAGCTTCGACGTGTCAAGACAGAACGACACGAGAGCGACATTTGCCGTGAATGTCGTCGGAAGGTAACCGTTCGGTGTATGGTAATACTGCATGATATCAGTCCAGGCTGGCAAATGACGAGAATCGCCGATATCAACGCCATTCACCTGAGTCTTGAACTGCAGAAGAGACGCCGTCGTTGAGCCTGCCGTCGCACCACCGGTGTTGTACACGTTAACATAATTGTTCGACTGGAAAGCCAAAAACTTGACCGGATTCGCGAAGGCCAGTTCCATAACCGAGCTCGGTGGAATGAACTGGCGCTGCACTTGTGTGATCAACATATCTTGGGGAGTCTTGGCAAAGTACTCACGCTCACCCTGATCCAGGTAGATGAAGTTCGTCCATACGATGTACTGAAGACTCGCGTACGTTCCGGACGGAGCGACGTTGGTCGCCGTCGTACTCAGATTCGCGGCCCACGTGATGCGAAGCTCAACATCGTGGTACTGGAGAGCCACCAGGGGGATGGCCGACTGCCAATCCTTGCAGAAGAAGAACTTCAAGGGGTAGAAGGTGTTCGCGTTATATCCGGGCTGAGTCGCGGAGGCGATGGGCAGAAGACGCTGATTCAGATTCTGACCACCAGTCACTGGCTCGATACGGGTCGAGAAGTACGCATCCTGAGTATCGATCACCTGACCACCGATCAGGAGCTCGACTTTATCAATAACGTTCGATGTCCAATCGATATTCGGAACCATAGCGCCGTTGCTGTCACGCGCTGAAATGTACACATACGACAAGAGATCACCCTTCTTCTCGAACCGAATGGTCGAGACACCACCGGGGCTCGGAGAGCCCTGGATCAGTTGACGCTCGATGGAGTTTGCGAAGTGTGTGTAACGCTTGTACGAAGACCGGTAAAAGGAAACCTCGGGTTTACCAGACAGGTACGCGTCCTGAGCACCGATAGCAACGAGCTGTACAATACCACCGCTCATTTATCATTCGTCAACGTTTTTTTTTCTAGCTCGCGTACGATGAAAACGCTGGCTGAGCGAGCGGGTTTTTCGTTCGAACATCCTTGGCCAAATTGAGATCCATGGGAGTGGCGTTCCCCTTCTTAATGTTAAGGCGGTCGTACTGTGGTGCGATGTACCGGTAATTGTGTGATCCGTCTGGTGGTCGAATAGGCAAAGGACCTGCTTCGAGACGGGTCGTCGTTCCGGCACCAACCATACCGATGGGATCCTGACGAACGTTCATGCGTCCTGGATTTCCAGCACGGTCCGGATTGCTTCGATTCTCGGACCATCGTGTTTGGCGATTATCCAGAAGCGTACTATCGTATCCCTGTGTCTGATAATATTGAGGTGGGCCATTTTCGAGAGTATCCCGACGACTTCCAGTCTCTTGACGGATCGTCGTCCGACGGGTTTTCTGGAAATCCGGACGACCTTCCAGAGCAGTTAAAGCACCACCCTGTCCCTGGCCTCGGTTTTGGGCCGGAGGACGGTTCCATGCCTTGGTGGGTTTAGCATGGTGTGTGATTTCACCCATCGTCGTTCCGCCGTTCTTGACGACCGGGTTCGCCGGACCACCCCAATTTCCTGGGAGATTGTGTGTACGTTCTTCATTGATATTGTTGGGCAAGACCCGAAAAAACTGTTGAAACCCACCTGCTGCCGGAACGTTTGGATCGAGTCCGAGACCACGACCCACGTTCATTTTCTCGGTCGGATTAAGGTTGTTCATTTTGTTCGTGATGTTCTCACGGTACACGGTCGTGTATACAGGCTGACCGAACGGAAAGCGTTTCCCGTCTTTGGTAATATCACCAAAGTTCGGAGCGACCTCTTTTGGCTGAAGGCGCCAGTCCGGGTTTCCTGCAAACCCACGTCCGGTTCCTGGATTCATAATCTTGGAATCGTAGGTTGCATCCTGCGATCGACGAAACTCCATGAGATCCGTGTCGAGCGATGTGATTTTCATCGGGGGAGCAGCTTCAACAAGGACCTGTTGAGGCTCCGCCTGTTCCTCCTTGGCGTCACTCAAACTTTTTCCAGCAAACATAAGTCCAGCGACGGCAGCGAGGGCAAGTGCCATTTTCCTCTCTTATTTTACGAGAACATATTTATTCTTTTGCTTTGTATCGTTGAGCGAACGCCATCGACTGATACACGGCGTACGTACTCATCGGATCCCGAGTCTGAAAACGAATATCGTCATTCACTTCATATAGTTTCGGGAATTCGTAAGGGGCAGCTGTGTAGTACTTGTTAAACTGTGATGTCGTCTGAGACCGAAGTTTGTCGTCGGTCATGATGATGTCGACGTAATTCGTATTTACAGGGCCTTGCCAAATATCATCTTCGAGCATCAAACTGTCCGTCTGAATGCGTGGCATTCTTTATATTTGAGACAAGAAATTTATCGTGCAGCCGCACCGTTTCCGCCACGCAACTGAACACGTTCTGGGAACCGAGCATTGGGATTTCCTTCGGGATCGCATGCGGAAGGATCATCGCGGCACTGTGGGCTAAACGGTACACCATATGCACCCTGTGCGAAAGCCGCCTGATCGTTGGGAATAGTCGTATTTGGGACGGTGTAAAAGTTACGTTCGGCATCACGGACACGCTCGAACGGATGTATTTGGTCCCAGTCTTTTCGAACTTCCGAACGAACGGACGGATACCAAGCAGCTGGAGGCCGATTCGGATCGTCGATGTATTCGTTCATCGTGATGTTCCCCATTGTGTTGTCGAGGGTCGGCACAGTGAAACCTGCGAGTGAAGACTTATGAGAGACGGTCATGCGAGCTCCATCTGGAATGAGACCGTTAAAATACATCATGTACAGAACGGCGAGGACGAGAAGTCCAAGAAGAAGCACGCGCGAGTCGCGTCGAATAAGGAATACGACGATCGCGGCGTACACGATAAAACGCGTAGTCGATTCAACACGTTCCTTTGCCGTCTGACGATTGGTCGGCCAAAAATCGGTCAATTTATCCTTCCGGAACACTTCAGTCAAAATGTCCATTCTTAATGTTTAGAGAAGATCTTTTTTCAGTGCTGAAGGACCTCCGCCCATCAGTGAAGACATAAGCCCTGACATGTTCTTCATCAAAGCCTCCTCACTGGTGATTCCCTCATCATTCATTTGTTTGGCACACTTCTCGGCGACACTTTCAATCATAGACAGTGTATCAGCTGGTAGAACGGAGATGGTCGTCGCTAGAATATACATCGTCTGGAGATATTTCCAGATCGCCTCCTTGGTCGCCGAAGAAAGATCGTCTGTCCAAATCTTGTTCAAATTGAGTTCCTTCAGGATCGGAATAGTCTCGGCGTGCTCCTTGAAAAAAGTTTCATCCTTCTGCATGACATGCGTTGCCAGGGGGCCAATGGATTGCATATAGTTATCCATCACCGTGCGAGGCCGTGTCTTGCGCAAGATTGTAAAACTTGCCTGAAACTTCACGAACGACTTCTCCTCCGGAAATGTGAGGACAAGTTCATCGAGGAATTGTTCCATCATATCATTAAACGCCGAAACAGTGGTCGCCATTGGTGTATTGTAGTTTCAGATCTTTATTTGAACTAGTATGGGTCAGTCGATATCGTTTCACGTGCACCGTGACCCTGACTGACGATGATGTACACAAGAAGACCGACAAGAAATGCAGGTTTGAAGTAGGCCGAGTTGGGAAGTTTTTCTTTATTCATCGACGCTTTGATGTATATATACGCCATGGTTGCACCGGCAGCTATGGCAGCAGCACTCGTCGGATCTCGAAAGTAATGATCCATAGTTACTGTATTCATTCTATTTTTTGTCTGGAGCATCGTCGAACAACGTTTCTTGGTGTATCGGAACCTTTTTGGTTTCGGCCATTTCATCAGCAACCTCAGGAACAGGAGCTGGTGTTTGGGGCGGTAGAGATGACGCGGCTTCTCCTTCCTCTGCCGCTTGCTGTTCGCCTTCGGGCTGAGGAACAGCAGCAGTAGGCTGCTGTTCAGCGAGAGGGAGGGGATGCGCCTCTTCCTCTTCTTCGACGTGGTCCGCTGGATCGACACCGGTCGCCTGATCAACGTCGAGTTCTCCTGTAAATGATGGAATGTACGTTTCGAGGATCTGTTGGACCGGGATGAAATCCTCGACGATATCCTTGATGCATTTAGTGAACCGATGTGTCAATTGCATCCGTTTGTCTGGTTCCTTCGAATCATCGGTGATGATATAAGGATTCTCATATAGATCCTTTGCGGCAGCAATGTAGCACGAATGAACAAAAACATCATTCGTGGGGAGTTTGATGTTTAATTTCTTCGACTCGGACGAAATGCGTACGGCTGACATGATTTTGACGGAAATGACAAACACGGCCGCCAAGAGATTCGAAAACATGGAGCATGTTTTGATGATCGCATCCGTGTGTTGCTTCACGATCGAATTGTTCCAATTCTTCACTTCGACGAGCAACGCCTGAAACCGAATAAGGGTCTTTCGTCCGTCTGACTGCTTCTTTGCCTCGGCATACAAGTCAAAGAACGCGTCGATCATCACGGGGATCATCGCACCGGCGAGCTTTGCAGTGTATTTCCGCTCAGCTTCGACGAGAACTTCCATTACTTACTTCACAGTCTTTTTTGCACGAATAGTTTGCGCAGTTTTGTGGAGATTCGCGAGCGTCGGAAGATGGTCGTCCTGACCATGATCTATGAACGTCACATGCGACGAAGGGACTGGTCTGTCCCACGAAACCTGGACCGATGTCGGAAGCGTCCGATGGACTTTGAACCCGAGACGCGTGAGCTGACGTACGAGGTATGACGTTGCTATCTGCACATCGTACGCTGGAAAACCGACGAGAAAGTTCGGTGTCGTCAATATCGTTTCATGACCTCCGAGTGTTGCGACATTTGAAATTTTACGTGAAAACTGTTCGAGGATCGCACGGTATATGGATTTTTTAATATCGAGTTTTTTTCGTTCACGTTCAGCAAGAGCTCTTGCTGATACGACCATACTTATTGTTCAGCAAATTCGATAGCTCCGGATTGCAACATCGCCGACCCCGGAGACGCTTGTATCAAAGCGTTCGCTTTCTGCTGTGTACGGGCTTGATCCAAATACTGCCCGAGTGCCGTGTCCTTTTTATCCAAATCTTTCTTCAGACCATCGAAGTACGAATCCAAAGACATTTGAACATCTTCGAACGAAGAGTATTCCTGAACTCCGCTCACAGGAAGGAAAGGCCCCTGAGCATACGGGGATGTCTGGCCTTCCAGTTTGAGAATACGTCCTTGGTTGTCCGCCTGAACATCATACTGAACACCAAAGTATCCACGGGTATTCAGAAAGAGTATACGCGCATCGTACATCTGGGAACCTTCAGTTCCCTGAAGCGCATTGATATATACGGTTTGCACGGGATATACATCGGGGTCGCGCTTCTGAATAGCATTGATGATGGTCTGAATAACCGCTGGCTCGACTGGGACTTGGTCCGTTACGTTCTGGAATTTTTCACTCGCTGTTTTCTGGGTGTTCCATATCAGGAAGCCGAACAGGGCAATCATTACGAACACGATGAGCTGACCTTGCTTCATTTATATTGTGCGTCAAAAAAAATATCAAAAATCCCTGAGTATTCAACAGAAATGGCAATGCTTGTGTATAGTGACAAATGTCAGTACTCACAACAGATACTCAGGAAAGTCCAAGAGAACCCGGCTCTTCTTAAAGTCATGATGTTCCATAATGTGACCGTTCAAGGAATACCCAATAAACAAATCACATGCGTTCCGACTCTCTTGACGAACGACGGAAAAACCTTGGTCGGTCGAGAAGTCAAATCGTGGGTCGAGTCTATGATTCCGATACAGGAGTTTGGAAGTCTTGATACATACAAGGGGACATCCATGCTGGATGAATCCGAAGAGCAAATGTCCGGTGATATGTTCGAACTAGATATGTACGGTTCATCGCTTGCTCCTGTGATGACACAAGAGCTCGAAGAAAAGATCAACAAAAAGGTACAGGACGCGTATTCGTCTCTTCAAAGTAAGTAAATTTTTTTATATGGATTTAATACCCAGCGCCATGGATCCCGCGAAGAAGATCATCCCTTTCCTGTCCTTCGCTCTGTTTGCGAGCCCCCAGGCGTTCCAGCTGGTACGTAGCCTGCTCGGCAGCTGGGTTGCTTCCAGTGACGGTCTGCCTACTATGGCAGGCCTGCTGCTCCATGCGCTTGTCTTTATTATCGTGACGCACTTTGTGTGGCGTGCGGTATATGGCCCGAAGACGCCTGGCAGCTGTGGCTGTGGAAATTAAATTCCTTTGTACGTAGTACCAGAAGAACCATGTCTGCTCTCCCATACTATGTCCTCCCAGCTGTTGCGTACATGCTCGTCGCCTCTCCTGCGGCCTACAAGACCGTCCGCTCTGTCGCCGGAAACTGGGTTGCAACCCCAGAAGGCACAGCGAAGCTCGGTGGTCTTGTGTTGCACGCGATCGTCTTCATTCTGCTCGTCGGTTTGTTGATGCGCCTGTTCCCAGCTCGCCGCGAGAACGAAATGTACAAGATGTAAATTTCTTCATATGATTTTGTATCCAGGCCCGAGGACTTTTTGAGTTCTTCTTTTGGCGGCCCGGAACGAAGGTTCAGACCACAAAAGCCACCGTGACCAAAAGCCGGCGGTATACTTTCCGCTCGGACTCCAGTTTTCACGACGACGATGACGCCCGATGTACCGTAACATGCGCGCATGGTCCTTGTGAATCGTATAATCTGAAAATCCTTTCAACCCGAAATCGACCGATTTCTGCGTCGGACCGTAAAACGTCGCTCGCCATTTCTTTTCTGGACGTGGACTCGGACGCACGCGAACGATCGTCACCATACTTTACTTTAAATAGATAAAAAACATCCACGCGACTCATGTAATATGCACCTTCAAACCATACAGGCGAACGCGCTCCGTACAATCTTCGAAGTTCTGAAGGATATTGTGAATGACGTGAACATCTACTTTCAACCGGAAGGTATCAAGATATTGACGCTCGATACAGCGCATGTAACGCTCGTTCACATGTCCTTACCGGCTGAGAATTTCGAAGAGTACTCTTGTCCCACTGAAATAGTCGCCGGTGTAAACTTATCGAACATGTACAAGTTGTTCAAGTCTGTTTCGAACAGTGATTCGCTTCGTATGAGCATAGACGATCGTCATGAAGTCATATGTATAGAGATACGAAACAGCGTAAAAAATTCGAGTACACAATTTCACCTCAAACTCCTGGATATTAACGAAGATGATTTGATCGTCCCGGAACTCGAAATGGACCTCGTCACGACGCTCCCGTCTGTTGATTTTCAACGGATCACGCGTGATATGGCCAACCTCGCATCGGAGATTTCGATCGTTCGTCGAGGTGCGATCCTTGAACTCAGCTGTCGAGGTGACTTTGCCGATCAAAAAACCGAGATTATATGCGGTTCACAGGAGAATGAAAAAACGGTCGGTGGCGTCTACCCCTTAAAATACATAAATTTATACACGAAAGCGACGAATCTCTGCTCAGCGGTTCAGTTGTTTCAACACGAGAATCTTCCGTTGATCATTCGCTATTCGATCGGAAACCTTGGCGATGTGAAGTTTTACTTGGCCGAGAAGGTTGAAACTTGACCGAGAATATCCGTGATGACTATCGTCGGTGTGTGTTTGCGGATTTTCAGGAATGGTACGAGTGAACATGAGAAATGACCGAAACCACATGCCCAACGAACTTTCCATGACCATTCACTTAGCGCATACCGTATTTTTTCGTACGTGATTGAATGTTTCGGACCGGCGAATTGTCGAACACGACGAGTGATGTCCTCCCCAGTATCAACTACATAGGCGGACGCGATCGGAACATGAAACCCTGGGATGTATTGAGGTGGCCATGTTCCGATATGCATGTACCTTTTTCCGTTGAACAGATACTTTATAACTTGTTCACCCGATGATGTGTCGTATGTGTCGATGATCTGCATGTTCTTCGGTCGAAAGCTTACTAAAATATCCATGTCTAATAAAGAACTGAGTTCTTTATTACAAATGGAACGTCGAATTCATGAACGAATAAAAGAATTGTCCGACGATCCCGAAGCCATGTATGATTATATGATTCAATGTATGCCGCATATACGCGAATATACGAAACAACGATCGGGGGGTGTTCAACGGAAAGACATTTTCGATACGTACATGTCCGAAGTCGAAGATACGGTGACGGAATATAAAAAACCATCGACGTTCGAACAAGATACGAATTGCCCGGCTTGTAAAAGCGTGTATACGCTTATTCATGAAACAGAGACGAGTGAGATGACTTGTACGGCATGCGGGGCTACTCAGTATATTCAATGCAATGAACGTGGTTTCAAAGAAGAACAGGAGATGGATAGGAATATCGTATATTCGTACAAGAGAGATAATCATTTTAATGAATGGATCGCGCAATTTCAGGCGAAAGAATCGACGACTATCCCTCCAGAGGTAATAAGTCAACTCAGAAACGAATTGAAAAAACAGAAAATCACAAACGTATCGGAAATAAGTCACAAGAAGATCCGAGGATTACTCAAAAAACTTGGTCTGAACAAATATTACGAACATACATCATATATTACGACGATCTTGAACGGTCTGAAACCCCCGACGATGCCACACGTCCTCGAAGAACGCCTTCGACTCATGTTTTATCAGATTCAAAAGCCGTTCGAGAAACACTGTCCGTCGGATCGTAAGAACTTTCTGTCATACAGTTACACGTTGTATAAATTCTGTGAACTCCTTGGTGAAGACGATTATCTCCCATGTTTTCCGCTCCTCAAATCGAAAGAGAAGCTTCATCGCCAAGACGATATTTGGAAGTTGATCTGTAAAGATCTTGGATGGGAATTCATACCGACCGCTTCTTAGAATTTTATTCCGCTACTGTACTATGAAGACTGCTCAGGAGATTGCATACGGCTTTATCATCTTTTTCATCATCGATCGTTTGGCACGTCTGATCAGCGCGCAATTTGCGTTGCGACGGAACATGACTGATCTCGAAGTCGAACGTCTCCGGTGTACCATCGAACTGTCAGCACTGTTCGTCGCTTTTGTATTTTTCAAAAAATGTACTTAGAAACGTACGTTGATATGTATCTATGATGAATATGTATCGAGATGAAACTATCGAACTGTGTCGAATGAAAGGATGGGACAAAGCCCCTGTCAGTACAGTATGGCTTTTGTTCACAGAGGAGATTGGAGAGCTCGCATCAGCAATACGTCAATATCAGCGGAACTTCAGAAAGACTGGACTCAAAAAGGATCGAGGAACCGACATCACGACCGAGATGGGTGATGTATTTTCGTATCTTTTTCAACTCGCGTACATGCTCAATGTCGATTTGGATGAAATGTGGACCAAGCACCGAGAAAAGGTTCAGACCAGAAAATATGTTGAGACATGATAGCATGACAGAATTACTTCTCAACGATGCACTTGAAATCGATCGCATTAATCCGTACACGGCGACCGGAACTTTTGGTGTGTCGTATAACGGAGGTGACGGAAAGTACGGCCCGCTTCGATGGACCGCACCGGACGAAGGTCCAGCGACGTGGGATGTGACCCAAGAAGTTCCAGACTACGTGGATCACTCGGACCCAACTTTTGAGAACCGTTCAGGACCGATGTATCTAAAGGAAGGGGGGACAAACCCAGCGACTTCGTTTCTGTTCCCGGCTCGAAAGTACCAATACGACGACGGAACAACCTCTTGGTCCCGTGAAGTTGTCATGACCAGTGGCGAAAATTATACGAACGAAAACCCATTCTTTAAAGACGAACTCGGTACACGGTTGCCTATTCTCATTATTTTTATCGTTTTGCTTTTGTTATTCGTGGCAGGCCGTGTGATTAAAACTTAACAACTTTTGATGCTTCGACTTTGACGAGTTTTTGAGCGAGTCGCATACGTTCGTTCTGACTCTCTGTCTGTATGTTCGGACACACATGAACTTCCATCTGAACACACCTCGTGCAAAACAGGTGTTGACACGCTCGACATGTCAGATGCATGATCCCCACTTGTTTCTGACAGTGTTGACACTTCGTCATCCTCTACTACTTCGCATACAAATTCCTTAACTTCATCCTCCTCTTCTGTGATCTCACAGATACCATGCACACGTCGATCCAGAACGACGTTCCAGAATGCTTCGGCGACCGGCAGTACACGTTCGAACCAATCGCGATCCCGAACAACCTCAGTCACCTGAAATTCTTCTGGCGGTCCGGGTCTGTACTGAACGAAATCGCACACCTCGAGATCCAGGATTTCGAGAAGAAGTTGAATCTGTGGAATGTAATACTTCGGAACTTGCGGTGTGATTTTACGAGTCAACGGACACTTGATCTCGAGGAGCCGTCCGGATTCGGTCACACCGTCCGGACTTCCGCCGAGCCAACGATACCGCGCGTGTTGCACGAGTCCAATCTCATGGGACTTTTGATTGCATCGCGCATCGTACAAATCACGAGCGACTGGTTCGAGAAGCGTCCCGTGTGCCGTTGCGGCATTCCCTTGATTTTTCAAGGCTCCACATTTCTTGAGTATCAGATCGCTCGGTTTTTCGTACGGATTCAAACCGATAGCAGTTGCAAAATCGCTCGCCGTAAGCATGGTTCCTCGTAACAGGTGCCATTCGTTCGACCGTTGATCGGCATAGGTTCGTGAAATGAGTTCTTGTACATGTGGGTGCATATCATAGGAAGTCACTCATGTTTTTAAACAGACATTCTTCCTTCATCGCCTGAAACTTTTCCGAAAGTTCCAGGTGCCAGGGATACAAGATGACCGAGGCAAAAAATGCGCTGTACAAAGAAATACACAACCCGACGAGCGGAACGTACTTGAGACTATCGTCCATATATGTACTTTAAGTGTCTTATTTTTTTATGAAGATACAGTATGCAAGAACCCAACCCGAACAGGTTCAAGAATGTTCAGAATTATATCAGTGCGCTTCGAGCCCATTGGGCGCAGCACGGCGGTCCGTCCAATCAGAATAGGGCAATCTCGATACGTCTTCAGATGTGGTTCGAGCGAGAACGTGCACGAAAGAAGAATCTTGCAAACAACATCAAAACCTTGCGTCGAGAATTCAATGAATACGGGATCGCTCGTTCAAACAATAGTAATGCGAGTTCAAGCAATTCCAATACGAGTTATATTCATCCGAGTTCTGCGGGCGTAAAAAAGATTCAAAAAACGTTGAGACAATTGAAAAGGAAAAGCGAGCAACATATGAATTCCTCAAACAAACTAGATAAATTGTTGAATGCAGTTTATCCGCACAAGAATAAATTGTCGTACCACCAACGGTACGCACGCGTTCGAAACGTCAAGATTCCGCGGACCAAAGCGAGAATTCGCGCTCAACACTCCACACGAACCTTCGAACAACTCAGAAACAAACTGGGAAACAAACTTCCACCGAATATCGTTCAAAAGATATTTTCATTATCAAACATCCCATCCGGACTCATCACACCGATCGGAAAAAAAGTACGGAACGATTCGAACAACAAGACAAATTTCAACATATACAAAACTGAAAACGGTCGTCATTGGTTCCAGAACCAACACGGACGTTGGTATCTCATGTCCAGTCCGACTCAAAGATGGTGGTACAGCTCGGGAGAACGGAAATGGAAACCGTCTTAGGGTTTCGTCGAAAGGGCGATCTGAGCCGCATTCTGTTCCGCTTGTTTCTTCGTCGTCCCGAATCCTGAACCACACGACAAGCCGTTCACAATCACCTCGATATGAAACGTGCCGTCGGGGTATTGGTTTCGGAGTTGATATTCCGGCAAAGCCATCTTTGTCGCCTGACACTTTCGCATGAGTTGGTCCTTGTAGTTATCATCCGACAATGAGACTTCAACCGTGGAAAAAGCCGCAAACACAAACTTTTTCGCGTGAACCATGCCGAGATCCAAATAAATAGCTCCGACGAGCGCCTCGAATACATCTTCGAGAATATGAGGATTCGTGTTCCAGTTATTCCGAATCCCCTTATCGTCCATAAGGATCCATTCGGATAACGAAAGACGTTCGGCAATCTCACATAGAGTTCGACCACGAACCATCTTCGTACGCGCCTTGGTTAAAAACCCTTCTTGTTCCTTCTCGTACGTATCGAACAAATGTTTCGTGATTATAAATCCCAAGACGGAATCACCCATAAACTCGAGTGTTTCGTATGACCCATACAACCCCCTGTATTTTTTCAGGGCGGACTTGTGCGTAAATGCACGCTGATACAAAGATAC